ATGAAACAGAAGGCTCTGACGCGGCATGACAAGCCGGCACTGGTGCAGAATTGGCTCAAGCTTCTGCTACTGGCTTGGGCCATTTGGATCAGCCCAGCAAGCGCCGCTCAACGGATGACACACCTGTCCACCGAGCTCTCCCAACCAGGCGAGAGCATGGATGACTTCATCCTCCGCATAGCGTCAAAGCTGAACAAGTTCACAGCGGACCTGCGCGCGGAAGTGTGCGGAACAATCCGCACAGAGCAGGGTCAGCATGTCGTGGACATCCGCACCTACCATGACCGGTACAGCTGCTTCGTCGAGCGAGATGGGCTGCCATATGTGCATACCCATCCGAGCCTGCTGAAGGAGTGCTGGACGTTCAGCCTAGAAGACTGGAAGCGACCCGGCTATTTGGTGACGGAGATAGGGGTACGCTACCAAGACACTCGCCGCTCAAGAAAAATCAAGCCTCCAGTTGGCCGGACAGTGCGATGAGGGGATTACCTAGCAGAGTTACGTGCGAAATCGGCCGCCACCTCGAAAGCTTCAGCGATCGGCAGCGTTACCGCCGGCGGTATCACTGGGCTTCCCGCGACCTCCAGCGACACGTCGGCTTCACTCGCCCCATTACGCCGAACCCTTGCCAGGACATATGACCCCCCTGGACCGACACGCAGCACGTGCCATTCTTCCCGGTCGGATTTCTCGCCGAAAACAGGGTTGTTCCAGTTCATACCGCGAGGGAGAAACGGCAGCGTCACACCTTCGGGAGCAATGACGCTTGGCTCCTTAGATCGCTGAAGCGCGGCGCGGTGTGCAGATCGTGATGGCATGGCTATCTATCCTGGTTATGGCTGCTGCTGGTCACGCTGCTAGCCGGTGTTCGTAGAACGGGTGACGCTTGTCGTCGAAGATTGCGTACAGCGCACCCAAGTTGCGCGGATCCGGATTGAGCCAGGCGTCTACGTGCTCGGGCTTGATGTTGATGATCGTCCGGTCGTGGCCAGCGGCAGCGACCTCCGGCTCCGGCTCGTCGGTGATCGCCGCGAACGACAGCAGGTCGGGTTCGACGCCTGCGGGATCGCGCCAGTGCGACCATAGGCACGCCACCAGCATCGGCTCGCCGGTGCGCGGCACGAACTCGATACGCTGGTTCTGCCCGTCTGGGCCTTCGACGTTCTCGTAGAACCGGTCGGCCACCATGAGCCCATGGCTGTAGCCGAACTGCCGGCGCCAGAACCCTTCCAGGTTGTCCCGGCGGGCGTTGTATGTGCCGGGAAATTTCCGGTCGTACACCGCCGGTGCGCCGGCCGGGCGGCACTGGTATCGCATCGGCTTGACGACACGCTGGCCGTTCTCGACCACCAGCACAGGGCAATAGACGCCCGGGAATATCCGGCTGTCGTCCTGGCCGCGCGTGCCCTTGAGCGTATCGAGGCGCCGCTGGGCCTGCTGGATCTTGTTCGTGCCGATGCGCACGTCCTCGCGTGCCTTCTTCGTCTCCCTGACCTGCAGCGCCCGCTCGGCATCGCCGACACGGCGCTTCTGGTCGAAGATCTCACGGGTGAGCGTGTCAGCCTCTGCCGCATCCGCCGCGCGCAGGTTCTCCTGCAGCTCGGGCGGGCCGATCTCCAGCAGCTCACGCACCATCGCGCGTGTCGCCTTGATGCGCCGCGCCTGTGCGCCCTCGCCCCACCAGAAGGTTTTCACGTAGGTGTCGATGTCCATCACGGCGCCGAACGCCCGCTGGAACTCTTTGAACTCGGCTCGGATCAGCGCGGAGTAACACATGGCCGCCTCTCAACAGTCGCGGTCGGTATCTTGGAGGCCATGCCAGGCCAAGATCTCGTCGAGCCGCCGGGAGACGAATTGGGCATCCTCGCCCGTGATGGCGCCGTCCTCAATGACGTCCGCCATGCCGGCAAAGGCCTGCCAGAAGTGGCAACGGTCGGGGCTGCTCTTCAACAGCGCCGGCACCGCGGCATCGAGATTTTCCAGATGGGTTCGGAGTTGGGCTCTGTCCATGGCCGCAGTATCGGCACGGCCGTCTCAGGGCGTGAGACAGGGGGACGTAGAATCTGCCGACATGGACACCCCGCCCCCCAGCCTCTTCGAACAGCTGCAGCAGCGGCTTGCCGGCGCTGCCGAACCGCTGGGAGTACTTCAGCAGTTCGAGGCGGAGCTGCTTGCCGCCTACCCTGCCGAGGCGTCGGAAGTGGTCGAAATAGTTGCCTCGTGGGGTCATCGCCTGGGCGTGCTCACACGAGAAGATATGGAAGGATTAATTTAAAGCCAAAAATGACAAAGCCCCGCAGAGCGGGGCTTTGTTGTTAAAGGTGATGAAGGACGAGGAATCGGCTTTTACCAGCCAGTCTTGTCGTTCATATCCTGCTCCTGCAATGGCGAATGGTGGGAAAAATCCGTGGATTAGCCAAACAACTTACTAACACCGTTCTTGCTGTTTGCAGCTGCCACTTCACTTTGACGTCGTGCGTGCCAACTAGTTCCCAGCTTCTCGATCTCCAGATAGCAGTGTGCGTCCTTCTGCCTCTGCCTACATGCCTCAATGTATGGGCCAAACACTTGCCAAGTACGGATAAGTCGATTGCCTTCCAAGCGGTAAGCATATCGTTCTTGCACTACGCCGGCGTGAACGGCCGCCGCAAATTCTTCAAACTCATCAAGATACGCAGCGACAACCGCGCTGTGCGCTGGATTTGCCTGCAGGGTCTTGATCGATTCCTGAACAATGGGAGTTGCGTCCTCTCTAGACTTCTGAAACCCGCAAGCTACTGCGACTTCCTGCAATTGCCTTCTTGTCTCAACGGTGATGAGATCGCCAAAAAATTGGTGATAAGACAGCACACTTGACCAATCTGCCGTAGCTCGAATTTGGCGAGACAGCAGCACTATTGACAGAAGACCGATGATGATGGCGCCAGACTGCACAACCGCACTGACGTTAGCCACCGTCCGACTGGCTGGATCCAGAAACCAGATGATCCCACCAACAGCAACTATGACCCCGATCGCAAAGCTAGTTGCGAAACCCTTTTTTCCAAGCAGTCCGCTGACCCACTTCACAAAGCCGTATGCCTCCCCCTGACTCATGTTCCCCCCTCGGCTCCCTGCCTGTGAGTTGGCATCCTACATGAACGAATTCCAAACGCAACACGGAGTTTTGTTAACCTTTTAGCGGGCCTCTAGGCGAAAACTTTAGCGCTCCGTGCCGGCTTGGCGCTGCTCAGGCGCCCCCAGGTTGAGCGACCAGCGGTCCCGGGTCCGGCAACTGAACATTGGCAGCGATATGGGATTTCCCATATCGGCTTGTGCCGCATAGTCGGGTCAGAATTGCCCGACGGTGCTCATGCAGGAAGCTCGATCCTCATCCAATGGGTAACGCCTTCGATCTCGTTGTGTTCGTCCCAGTAGAACCTGGCGGCAGAGTGCACTGCTTCGCTCCAGAAACGGTGGCTATCCAGCGCTAGGACAGTCTCCTCCTCCGCGGGCATCTCACAACCAGCTTCGATCTTGATCCAGTCCATGGCCGTTTCCGTGAGTAGCGGGCAATGGAATCTTATCGAATTGATTGGCTGCGATCGTGAGGTGCATCAGGTTTTCCCTGAGCAAGCGAAGCGTCCAGGCATAGCTCAAATGAACGTTTTTTTGCGTGTGCTGGCCATGCATCTTGGCCTTGCGCCGAGATGACCTCGGGCCGCCGGCAGTGACCGGCGTAGCACACTCGGAGAACGTAATGCACGCACTGCTGATCACCGCCGCCGCGGCGCTTATTGGCGTCGCCATCCCTGCCGCTGCTGGCGAACACAGTCAGTTCGGCCGCACCGCCCAGCTGTACCAGGAAACGTCCGACGCCGGCGAATCGCTGGACGCCTTCGTCACCCGCATCGCGCCGCGCGCCCGTGCCGCATCGGTCGGCGCACGCGCCGTGGTTTGCGGCGAGATCCTGGGTAGCGGCCCCTACACCGTGACACTCAAGACCGATGGCAATCCCGATGACTGCCGCGTGCCGAAGACCGCCGCGCCGTATGTGCTGGTGAACGGCATCGCCAAGGACGCGCGCGCCGACCACTTCTCGCTCGCCAACCGGTTCCGGCCCGGCTACCTGATCACGCCGTGGTCAATCAAGTTCCAGGACCGGGCCGGCCTGCGCACAGTCAGTGCAGCCGGTCGTTAAGTGCGCCTAAGAGCCTAAGCCAAATACTCGGGCAAGCGCTTCCGCGCCTGGGTTTTGGGCCACCTGCGCGATGCCCTGCAGCACTGTCGTGAGATCTGCGCCAGCAGCTAACCAGCTGGAAACTCTGCTTTTAACTGGCTCTGTTGGAGCTCCCCCCGATGCCAACGACTTCACAACTTCCACAAGATCCGCCGGCGGGGTATCTCGTTTAAGGCCAAGTTGTGCCAACACCGATCCTGAGTCCCTAACCTCAAACCCAATCCCACAGCGGTCAGCCCTGGAGTTTTCGACTTCTACCTGCCCGTCATTGGGAAGCGAAAACCCCACGGGATTGTCGCTAGCAACACAGTTATTGATCCGGACCATAAACCGCCTCCCGCGTGGCATTAGGCGGCACTTTAACGCGAGAACAATCGATTCAGAAGGGCCATCAAAGTCAAGTTAGCGCCTCTGGCAAAACTAATCAGCCAGCTAGCGATCCAATTATTGTTTGTTGCGCGTCATGTCCCCCCTGTTCCGCAGTAGCGAGGCTAGCCGCGATGGCGATGTCCGTTGCCGCCTTGATCAGGGCCTGGAGCTTCCAGCCCTCCAGCGCCTGGGTCGCCTCCGCGCCGGGATATCGGATGGAGTACGTCGGCGCGATAAGGTCGGCGATTGGCGCCGCCAGCACGCCGAGAGCGTCGCCGCGATCCTCGACCTGGAACGTCACAGTGCCGGTGTCGGTGATCGGGTTCCAGATGATCGTGATCTGCTGCGCGAGCGGGTCCGCATCCGGGTGCGGCGTCACCACGTTTGCGTCGTAGGCGGCGCGGGTAGCCGCCTTGATGCCCAGCAACAGGTGCACGCCAGGCTCGGTGACCGTCTCGCCCGGCACCTTTACGAACGCACCGGTCGCTGGGTCAGCCTCGGGCGTAGCCGGCGCGGTGATGTCGTAGCTGCGGCCGATCAGATCGCTGATCTGCACAGTGAGCACGCGCAGGAAGAAGCGCTCCAGCGTCTGCGTCCAGCCATCGGGGTGAGGCTTGGTGGTCATCTGCTCGAGGTGGAATTCGACCGGACCATCGTTGGTGGCCGGGTTCCATCGGATCTCGATGCGCGGCGACACGATCTTGGTTTGCGTGCCGAAGGTTGGGTTTTCGCTGATAAGCATGGTCAGTATCCAGTGACGTCGAGGATGGGAGCGCGCACCCAGGCCTGGCCGTAGTTGCCAGGGGGCGGCTGCGGATTTCTGTCGGTACCGGTACGCAACTCCTGTGCGGTATCGATGACAGAGATGGATGCGACGTTGCCGTTGATGTTGACCACGCCTTTGCGCCACAGCACCTGCACCTGCCACTGCGGGCCGCCGCCGATCAGGCCGCCGATGGCCAGCATGATGTTGCCGGTGGAGCCTGCCAGCGCGGCATAGGTGCGACCTTCGGGCAGCGTTATCGATCCCCCTTGGTTGGCATTGCCCTGCAGCAGCGCCCGCACCTTCATGTACTTCAGCGTGGCGTCGAAATGCACCTGATCGGTATCGGGATTGGTGATCACCAGGTAGTCCCGGCGTCCAAAGTTCGGCTCGTCGAAGACGTAGGCGGTGAAGCTGCCGCTGGTGGTGAAGCCGGTGAACGTGAAACTGTTCCCGCTCTGGGTGCGCGTGGCGAGCACGGCATTGCTCTCCCCCAGAAACGCGAGGGCAGGATTGGTGCCGGCGACCGTCAGGCTCCAGGTTTTGAGCACGCCGCTGCCTGTGGGCGTGATCGTCTGCTTCGACGCCAGCGCCAAGTTCTTCCAGGTTTCAGAGATGACAACGCGGTTGGGGCCGGCCTCGAAAATTGCATAGGCCATCAGAACCTCCCGTAGAACAGGGTGCCGCCGGCGCGTGCCGTCAACGTTGCAGAGGGCGACACCCAGCTGATGGTGTTGCCGTCGTCACTGAAATACGGAAGCAGGCTGTTGCCGGCCCCGGTGTCGGCCACGAACCAGTAGTACAGCTGGTTGGCGCTGCCTGTGACCGGTACCGGCACCGAGCCATTGCTACCGCTGGCGATCGCAATGGCTCCCATGTGCTGCGTCAACAGGTCCGAGTCGGGCTGATCGGTGATCTGCAACAGCACGACGCCGGTGTCGGCGTCGTTGATGATCAGGACGTTGGTCATGTCACTCCATAACCGAGGGCAACAACACGGCGGCCATTGGGCGCGTAGGCATAGAACTTCCCGCCGACAAACTCATTGCGACCGCCACCTGGCGTTGCGCCGATGATCTCCACCACGTCAGCCGAAAATGAGATCTTGCCGATCGTGCCGTTGTTGACGGAGCGCATGCCGATCACCTTGCCGTTGACGTCCAATGCCCACGTGTAAGAAGCGAAGTAGCTCGCGACACCGTTCTCGTTGACCGTCATCCGCGCTTCCAGCGCCTGCGTCGCTGAGGCCATCGTGTTGACCGCGTTCTCGTCCGTGTACAACGTCGAGACCGCGCCCGCCTCAAGCTTCACGCGACGGAAGCTGACGTTGGCGTTGGTCTGCTCACAGATCAGGCGCACCCGAATCGTGGTCGTCCCGGCAGCCGGCGGCGCCGACGCAGCAATTCTCTGCCACGTCCCTACGATCGACGAATCGGTTGCAACTGTCGCGCCGCCCACCGGCTGCCCCGACGAATTGAGGTAGCTCAGTTCGATGCGCGCCGTGCCAACAGAGCTGTTGCGGTACACGTCCGTCGCCACGGTGTATGTGCCCGCAGGCGCGGCACGGTCCTGCACCGCTGCGAGTCCGTTTGCAGTGGCCTGGTTGAAGCCGAACGCCAGGTAGTAGCCGAACCGCGCCTCGTTGGCGATCGACATGCCCGTGGGCAACGTCCAGCCCAGAGCGCCCTGCGAGAACGTGGGATTGACCAACATGTTGCCGTTGACATTGGTCTTGGCCACAACGCTGGTGAGCGCTGTGCTGTTGGCCGTCGTCTCGTTGCCGATCTGGGTGACCCGGGAATTCAGCGCATTGACTGTGCTGGTGTCGGCCTTCCCGGCTACGGTCGCGTTCGTGCTGTCAATTCGCTGGCCGAGCGCGGTGTCCCGATCTGCGCTTGCGGTCTCGACCGACGTCACGCTCGCCGATGTTGCCAGCGAGCCTGTGCCGGTCGGCATCCGCGCCTCAACGACGCCGATTCTCTGACCCAGCGCGCTATCTGCGTTGGTGCGTGCGGTTGCCTCCGACGTCACGCTTGCCGCGGTGGCGAGGCCGCCATTCCCGGCCGGCATCCGCGCCTCGACGACGCTGGTGCGCTGTCCCAGTGCACCATCCGCACTTGCTCGCGCGGTCGCCTCGTCACTCACGGATGCGGACGTCGCGAGCTGTCCGTTCCCGGCGGGCAACCGCGCGACCACTGCTGCCAGGCGGGTGGATTCCGCCTCGAGCTCGTTCGCCGTCTGGTTGGCGATATCAAGGGCAGCGGCGACCGCTTCACCCGCGCTGGAGTAGTTGCCCACGTTCTGCCAGGTCGCCGGGTTGTCGGCCGGCATCACTCCGGAATTGGCCGCCCGCGCCCGATACAGGCGCCCGTCGTAGCGCACGAAGTCGCCCTCCGGGTAAGACGCGGTCGAGGTCCACTCGTCCGCATTGACCAGATCGCCCAAAGCAGCGTTCAGCGCGTCGGCGTGTGCGATCGCGTCATCGCGCGCCTTGTTTGCCGCAGCCAGTGCCTGCTCTGCGATCTGCCTGTCGCGCTCCGCCGCTTCCAGGAAGCCCTGGCGGATCTCCTCGGTGGTCTTGTCTATCGCCTGCTGCATCTCCTCCTGCAGCTCGCCTAAGTTCTTGCCCAACGTCTTCGTGACGTACTTGGCCGCGACCGACAGCGTGCCGTTGGTGTTGCGCGCGCGGATGGCGAACGTCCACTTGCCCGAGGACGGGATGGGCGAGTCGAATGCACCGGTGTGGTAACCGCTGTCGCCTACCGGCGTCATGGCGTCCCACGCCGGCATCGGCGCGCCCTGCTCCGGGGCCTGAGCGTAGCGGATCTCCGCGCCTGCCAGGTTGGCCGACTGGATGGTGTCGTTGAAGAAGCCCCAGGTATAGCGCCTGATGCCGCCGGAGATCTCCTCCACGTCGAACAGGTCGTAGTTCACCGGCGGCGCGTCGGCGCCGATGGTCGTGTAGATCAGCGAGGCGCCCACGCCCATCTGCCCCTCCGGACCGAACGGGCGCACGTTGAGCGTGTAGGTGCCGGCGCGTGGGATGCGCCACCGCGCCGTGCGGGTACGCGTCTGTGCCACTTCCACGAGCTCGCCATTGCCGTCCGACGCCGAGGCGTACACCACCGCGTGATCGAACGGGCCGGTGATGTCGAAGGTGGCCACCAGATCGGTGGCCGTGACGTCACCTGTGGTGATCTGGTCCTCGCTGATTGCCAAGTTGCTGAGGATCGGCCGGGTTGCCAGCGATGAGCCATTTTCCGGCCGGATGTACTGGCCGGTCTTGACGTAAATCCAGAACTCGGGTCCCTCCGGCACCACGTTGATGCTGGCGCCTTTGAGATCACTCTCCGGCTCGATCACCACCACACGCACGCGCAGGCCGGGTGTGGCCTTGAAGTCGTAGATCCACACCGTGTCATGGGCCGGGTTGTCCTGCCAGCCCCCCTGCACCATTGAGTCCGCATAACCCTCACCCGGCAGCGGCGCATCGTCCGGCCATTCTTCGACCAGTTGGATGGTGTCCGTCGCCTCGGTGAAGTTGCGCACGCGGAAGGTGCGATACACCGCCTCGCCCGGGATGCGCAGGCCAATGAAGGCGCTGCGCGCATCTGGCGGCGGCACCGGCTCGTCCAGCGTCAGCGTAACCGTGCCCAGTAGCGCGCTCCGCTCTGCGGCGACGATGCGCCCGCCGAATCCCCACTGCGTGAGGTCGTGAGAGATCGACAGCATCGACATGCGGCGATACGAGAGGTACTGCAGATCCTGGGCGAAGCCGATGTCCTTGTATTGGAACAGGCTCTGCGCGAGGTGGTAGCGCGCCATCTCAGCCGCATGTACCTCTCGCCCAATGCCCTCACCGGTCAGCCGCGCAGGGCTGATCATGTCTTCGACCTTGATGCCCGGTGCCGGCACGCGCAGCATTTCGACCTTCTTGGTCGTGCTGTCGAAGTAGCTGTACTCAATGCCGTCGGCAGCGCTGGCCAGCGTGTAGTCCACGCTGAAGCTGCCCTTCTTCATCTCAGCCATGTTGACCACGCCCGAGAGCGGCTGCTCGTCGGCGGCCCACACCACCGAAAGGCGACCGCCGGCCCAGGTGGTCTGCCCCATTCCCACCAGAGCGATCGCCTGGAGTACCTCGTCGTGGTTGCGCTCTTCGGTCAGCCAGTAGTCGTAGGTGTAGCCGTTCGCCTCGCAGTGGCCCATGAAGCCCTGCAGCGACTCAATGTCGATCTCCTCATCGCTCTTGCCCATGCCGGCGATGAGCTTGCCGTTCTTGTCGTAATAGCCGCGGACGTACTTGAGGATGTGGGCACCCGGGTTGCTGGTCTCCTCCGTCACCCAGGTGCCATTGCGCCACACTGGGATCGGCGCGGCGACGTGCTCGGCACGCAGTTCATCAGGCTGCCCGTTGATCTGCCCGGTGGCCTTCAGCAGGATGCCGGTGCGCGCCAAGCCGGCGTAGGTGGCAGCGTCGGCCTGCACGCTGCCCATCGTCGACCATTGGAAGTCGTTGCGCTGGGTGTTGTCACCCTCGTAGTTTCCCTGCCCCAAGATGCGCACGCGCACGTCGTACTGCCCCTTGGGCACATCTGCGGACACGGTCGCCCGCTTGCTGACGTCCAGCTTGTCGCCAGTGAACGTCTGCGTGGCCAGCGTGGCCCAGATCCCTGTGCCCGCAGGCGCGTACTGCACCTGCACGGTTTCGGAAACGTTGTAGGCCTTGCCCGACGTGCCCACACCGCCCAGCACGTACTCCAGATTGATCTGGACGCGCACGGTGTCGGCGCTGGTGGTGCGGGTGACGAAATCGGCCGTATCCGGCAGCTCGCCACCGTCGGTGGTGTCCACGTTGCTGTAGAGCGGAATGGTCTCATCCGGCATCTGGCTGTAGCCGGAGTGATAGATGCTCACGCCCTCGTAGCTGGACAGAGGCGTGTTGGCGTTAGAGAACACGCCTACGCGGCCCACGCCGATGCCCGGCGTGAGCACCATGCCGATGTACTGGTTGTCGCCCTCGTAGAACGTATAGGGCTTGCTGGCGAAGTCGGGGGCGATCGGCATGCGACCAAACAGCAGGCCCACCGGCTCATACGGGCGCAGACGGTTCCGCGGCGCTGCCAGGCTGTAAACCGTGCCGGCGGTACTCGGGCCGGTCGGGCTCTCGACCTTCGGCCCCAGCACCTTGTTGATCACCAACGAGCCGGCCACAAACACTGCTGATGCGAAGATTGCGCCGGCAGTCCCACCACCAAACGCAGCAGCAGCGGCACCGCCGGCACCGGCAATACCAAAGGTGAAGTAGGTCAGCGCGATCATCGCCACGATGTACAGCGCGTTCCTGCCAACTGCGCCGCGTACCTCGATGACCTGGCCATCCTTCGGGTAGACGTAGGCCCACAGGTGGCGCGGTACGATGCGACCGCCAATGTGTACGGTCCAGTCGCTCTGATCCAGATCAATCACGTGCCGATGCAGGAACTCACACAGGCGCTCCCCCGGCTGCAGGTCCATCGCAATGTGGCGCTGCCCATCCAGCGTGACCGGGTGCGGCGTCAGCACCAGCTGGCCGTTGCTGGCAGGCGTGGTCATCAGACCCATGTGTAATACCCCTCAATGCGTGCGCCGTAATCCGGCAGCTCGCGCGCCCGATGCAGCCAGCTGCTGCCGAGCGCGCTGGTTGTGTGAAGCACCCAACCCTCGTAGGCCAGGTAGAAGAAGATGCCGACGTGTCCGGGCCGGCTCTGGCCCTTGTCGAACATCAGCACCAGATCGCCGTCGACCGGCTTATCGGTGGGTACGGCGTAAGCCCGGGACAGCTCGCCCAGGGATGCCTGGCCAGCAGCGCCGCGCGGGCGCCGCGCCGGCAACTGCACCACCCGGCCGAACAAATCCCGCTGCACCTGCACTACCAGGTCTGCGCAGTCGAAGCTGTCAGCGTCGTACGGGATGTTGAGGAACCGCTCTACCTCACTGGCCCGCATTAGAAGATCCCCGGCAGCGTGTGCGGTGTGGCACGTAGCTTTACCGCTTGTTGTCCCATGAAGAAGTCGACGCCGATCTGCGCGGTGATGAACGCGCCCGCAGCGCGCACCTGAGTCAGCGGCAGGTAGAACCTCCGCGCGATGACGTTGGGTTGCAGGCGATCAGTGATCAGATAGCGGCACATCACCATCTCGTTCGGCTGCACACGCTCTAGGTCGTCTGTGATGCCGCGGCCCACGTTATCCACCTCTAACTGCGCGCGGGGCGCCTGGCCGGCCAAATCCTTTGGAGGCGTGAAGCGAAACGGCACCCCAACAAAGGTGTTGCCGTTGCTTACCCAATCCCGCGTGTCATTGGAAATGCGAAGCACCGCGCCGAAAGATGGCGCCGTCATTTCCAGCAACTCCAGCGGCGCAGTGGTGTCGTCGTCGGTGACGCGCTGTCGGCGCTCCTGAAACGAGCTCATCGCAGGTATTCCACTGTGACGTCGCACTGCCATGGGCGGTCCGCGCCTTCGACTGGCCGGAGCTCACCAATGCCACCGTTCTCGAAGCGCACCCGCAGTGAAGCGCCGCTCAATGGGTGCACGAAGTCGAACCAACCGATGCGCCGGATATCATCGAAGTACCAATTTTCGAATTTCATGGCATCGGCAGGCGTGGCAAAGTCTAAGGTCATCGCAAGCTTCATCAGCACGCCCGTGTTGAACACGCGCTGCTTAGGCAAGCCACGCTCCATCTCTGTGCGCAGAACGGCTGGATCGAATGAACGGCGGACGGTGTCGTACAAAATCCCAGCGTAGGGCGGAAACACGGACATTAGCGGCGCCTCCTAGTTTCGAAGCGGCTTTCGATGGCTCCCGCCATCTCTCCGCCCTCGGCAATGTTCCGGGCACCGATCCTCACGAAGATTCTTTCCAGCTCATCTCCGTTGGGCATGCGCTGCGTCTGCCGCTCCTGCGTGGCCGGCTGACCGCTGAAGTTCTGGATCTCCACGCTGACATTGCCGCGCCGGCCGGCCGCTGGGAGCGCGGTGCTGCCAACCAGACCGCCGGCGGCGTAACCGCGCCCCCTGCGGATCGTGCTCAGCAGTGAAAGGAAGCCTCGCGGCCCGCCGATCGCAGCGATGTCGAGCTGGCTCAGCACGCCCTCGCCCTTGTGCACAATGCCCGCCGGCTCGAACTTGCCGCCCGGGCCGGTGTAGCCGCCGGTGTCCCAGCCCTGCAGCGGGATCGCTTCACGCTGCACGGTGCCTGCACCCGGTTGCCCGAACATGCTACCGAGCAGACCCGTAATCGCCTGCTTGGCCGCAATGCGGGCGAGATCGGCAATGATGGAATTTGCCAAGTCGCTAAAGCTGAGCTTGCCCGTGGTCACGAACTTGACGAACACATCCTCCATGCCGCCGAGCGCAGAACCAATGACAGACTCAACCTGCCCGGCAGCATTGCGCGCTTCTGCTACATAGTTGTCCCATGCGGCAGATGCTCCATTGCCCCAATCGGCCTGCGCTTCCGACATGCGCACGTACCCATCGCGGATCACTTGCACACGGCGCTCGGTAGCATCACGCACCGCCGCCTCTTCGGCCGCGGCAGTCGCTTCATCGATTCGGCCGGTGTTCTTCTGCAGAGCGAGCTCGGTGAGCCGCTGCGCTTGCTCCCGGTAGACGCCATTGAGCCGCTGCTGGATCTCGAACTCGCGATCGCCGGCGCCAACCCGGGCGATCATGGCGTCCATGTCCTCCTGCAGCGCATCGGTGCTCGCGCTGAGCGCCGCCTTGTAGGAGGCCAGCGCGTCTTCGCGCTGCTTCTTCAGTTTGCTCTCTTCGGTGGACAACACCTGCAGGGCTGCGGCGCCCTCGCTGCGCACCTTGATCAGCTGCGCCTCCAATTCGCCGACTTGCTTGTTGACGTCGATCGACTGCTTGCCGCTGACGTTGTGGCTATTGAGGTAGTCGATCTGCTTCTGCAGCGACTGCGCTTCTGCGGCGGTGCCCCGCTCGGCCAGCTCACGCATGCGCTGGTAGTAGGTCTCGGCCGTCACCTCGCGCGCCTGGTACTGCGCCTGCAGCACCTTGGTGCTGGTGGTGATCTGCGCCTGCTCGGCGGTGAACGCATCCTTGATGCTTTGCAGGCCTGCAGAGCGGCTGGCAGTTGCGAGGCTTGTGGCGCCCCGCGCACCCTTCGCGGCATCCGCTTTGCGCAACGCCTGCTCGCGCTCGGCAAGCAGCTTGGCGTCCGTCACACCCTCTTTCGCCGCGTCCTCCCGCATCTGCTTAATGCGGCCCTCCAGGTCGAGCGTCTTGCCCAGTTGCCGGTTGGTCTCCTCTTGGAACTTCAGGCGTGCCCGCGCTTGCTCGGAATCGACGGTGGGCGCTCGATCGACCGTTGCGACCACGTTGGAAAAGTCCGGCCCGGCCGCGCTCTCCAGCGCGCCCTTGGATGCCTTGATGAGGCTGCCCAGCGCACCCAGCGAATTGAGCATGCCGCCGCCGATCGTCTGACCAGCGGTGCTCTTATCGGCCTGTTCCTGCTTCTGGGCAATCTCGTCCAACAGCCCCGAGTAACGAGCAAGGCCACCGACGACGCCACCTGAGTTTGCCAATGCGGCGCTCAGCCTTTTCCAGACGACACTGTTGCCGAGCGCGTCCTGCTTGGAGATCACGCGGTCCAGCAGATCCGCGTACTTCTCGACCTCGCCCCATGCGCCAGAGGCCTCATCCTTGATGCTGGTCCACGCCTTGGACATTGCCGGCATGTCCGTCTGAGCACGCCGCGCCACACTCTCCAGGTGGGAGTCGTAGAGCTGAACTGCCTCAGCAACAGCCTGCTGCTTGTTGCCTTCTTCGACCAGGGTATTGATGCGGTCCAGCTGCGTCTGGGTGAGAAAGTGCTCGGTCTCGTTGAGCTTGAGCAGCGCCTCGACCGGGTCCTTACGGATGTCCTCGAACTTGGCGATCGTTTCGTCGATCGCCTGCCCGGTTGCGGCCTGCATCAGCGCGGCGCTGGCCGCGACCCGGTCGAACTGCTCTCCGGTGAATTTTCCGGATTCGGCGACCTTGAGCACCGCGTCGCGAGCACTGCCCAGGGAAACACCGTCCAGCTGATCCAGCTTCGAAACCAAGCCCTCCAGCTGGCCAGTGGACGCAGCGGCGTAGTTACCGGTGGCAAGCAGCGCCTTGCTAAAAGCGAAGGACCTATCCTCGCCCTGCTTCCAGGCCAGAGCTACTGCTGCCACGGCGGCGGCGGTGATCGTCAGCGGATTAACCAGCCCGAGCAGCGCGGAGGAAACGCCCGAGAGCGCAGGCCCGACGCCGCCGAAGCTGTCCTTGATCTGCCCACCCTGCTGCACAAGCACGGTGAAGAACGGCATGCCACCCTGCAAGCTGGTGAAAATGTCGGTGAACTGTGCGGGCAGCTGTCGCATAGCCGCTGCCGTCTGACCAGCAGAGATGCCCAGTTGCGAAACCGGGTTGTTTGCCGGCAGCGGCTGACTGGCCTGTTTCTGCACAGCCGCAAGCTGGCCGCGCAGCAACGCGAGGCCCTGCTTGATGTCGTTCACGTCCGCACTGATGCGGACGCGCAAATTTGCTGATTGGTCGGCCATTTACCGGTTCAGATCGTCGAGGTACTTCGTAAAGGCGGCGGGCTCAGCACCCATCGCCATCCGCACGGCTTGCGCCGTGGATGCTTCGCGCAGCAGCAGCTGCTCACGGTCATCGCGCTCACCAGCCGCCGCAAATGCCTTTGCTTGCGCCCAGGTGTAGGTCAAGACGTCTCGGCGCTGGTGACCTCGGGCGACGAGGAAGTGGATAAGGTCGGCCCAACCGCTTGCGCCTGCGTCACTCCCACCGCATCGATCGCCTTGCCGGCTGCTCGCATCAGGCTCGGCAGGCGCTGGCCGAAAAAATCTTCGTTGAGCTCCACCACCGCCTCGGCCAGCGCAGCGGCGTCTGCCAGTGAGGCGCCGCCAACCCATGATTCCGGCTTGCCGGCCACGATGGCACCGCCCTTTGCGAAGGCATCGGCGTCCTGCTCGAGCACGTCCATCATCAGCGCAGCCACCTCGATGGTGGCACCCGCGCTGACCAGGCTTGCGGCGACGATGACCCGGCCGATGATCGGCCGGGTTGCTTTGATGAAGGGGCCAATCTGCGCCAGTGTCAGCGGCGTCACTTCCAGCTGCTCACCACGGAAGGTGATCGTGCGCGTGGGCGGCGTCAAGATGTCGATATCGTCGCTCACTTCTCGGCATCCCAAGTGAAGTACTGCGAAACGCCTGCCGGCTTGCTGGTGTCCTTGCTAAGCCTGCCGGTAACGGTGCCAGCACCGTACTGCTCACCAATCAACGCCAGCTCGCCGATCACGCCACCGGACACGCGGTAGGCCTGGGCGCGCACCTTCTTGCCGCTGCGCGCTTCGTTGAAGCCCAGAAACAGCAGCTCGTACTCTTCGTTGGGATTGACCAATGCCTGCAGGCGCTCGGCGGCACTGAAGCTGTAGGTGACCTTGGTGTTGGCCACACCGTCCACCGGGTCGGTGATGGCCGAATCCGCCGGCACATAGAGCGCGCCGTTCTTGATGTCCCAATCCTTGCCCTTGGTGTACACCGCAGCGCCGGTAGCCGGCTTCACCGCGGTAATCTCGGCGGCCAGGTTGGCCAACGGCGTCACGCCATCTTTGTAGGCCACCACGGCCTCATCCACCGCATTACCGGCCACGATGGTCGTAGCGGTACCGCGCAGCACGTCGGCGAAGTTCTCCGCGCTGAAGTCGTGCATAGTGAAACTCACCTGCACGTCGGTGATGCGATCGACTGAGTTACGGTTGCCGCCACCGGGCTGTGTATTGTCGAGCAGAGTGATGGGATTGGTCTGCGGCGAAAAGCTGAATGCCGAGCAGTTGCCGACGCTGCGGAACGCCTTTGGCGCACCACGCTTGCGCAGGTGCAGTTCGCCGCTACCCAGGTAGCTGTAATCGGGGGAATTGATGGGCATGGATGCTCCTCGTAAGTGCCGCGGGCGGCGTCAGGTGATGGGGATGTGGGTTTGGTAGGTGAGCAAGGCGCCGATCCAGCTCATGCCGGCTTCCGGTTTCACCGGCTCCATGGACACGTACTGCGGGAACTGGATGCCGTGCGGGTAGCGAAACTGCTGGTCGGCCATGGCCAGTTCGATGTCGGACACCAGCGCGTCCAGCTGGCTCTGCGCGGTGTCCAGCGGCGCGGGCACCTTGGCTACGATCACAAGCGTGGTTAGCCGGTGCGTGCGGGTCAGTGCGTTCTCGCTGGCGCGCTGCTGCTTGGCCACCAGCACTGTCAGCACGGCGGTTGCGTCTTCGTCGACCTGCCCCGGCTCCAACGTCAGGCTGGCGCCCGCGTCGGTCTGGTAGCCGCTGGCGCGGCTGATACGCTGAAGGCAGTGGCCGACTGCAGCACGCAGGCTCTCGCGTGGGCTAGCCATGGTCGGCCACCCACTGGCTGATGGATTCGTCCTGACGCACCCGCTCTGCCAGCAGCAGCGTCTCGCCGGGAAGAAGCAGCCGGCCGCGCTTGGCCGGCTGCACCTGTGCGCGCTGGAAGGTCACCAGCGTATAGCCGGTGCTCACCGGCGCCAGGTCGCTTCCAAAGTCGCGCACGTCGCGGTCGATCTGCACGGTGCACGGCACTGATTCCGCAGCGTCGGGCGCCTGGTAGCGCGCATCGCCATCAGCCAGGCCGACCTCCGCGAAGGCCGAGAAAGCGACCGCATCGAAGGCTTGAAGGAACTCGCGCTGGCTCATGCGCGCACCTTGGCGATCGCGCTTTGGATGGCCTTGTCCAGCTCGCGATTGAAGTAGAACGGCATCAGCCTGTCCCAGGTGCGCTGGGCTAGGCCGTAGATGTCGTAGCGCGGCGTGTAGCTGGCGCGCGTGGTGAACACGAACACGCTGCGCACCGCGCTGCCGAAGCCGGTGCCGATGCGCTCGTAAATACCCGGTGCCAACTTGCCGCGCTGGCGCTGCAGCGCGAAGTAGCGACCACCGCGGCGAACGGTGCGCTGCATCACCGCCACGGTGTTCAAGCGCGTACGCCCCAGATACTCGGCGCGGCTGCGCTCATTGCCGGCCCGCTTGGGTTTCTCGGTGTTTGCGTTCTGGTAGGCGTCGCGCTGCGCGCCCAGCTGTGACAGGATCGCGGTCACCTGGCCGCCCGGCACGTTGCCGTATTGGTCAGTGCGTGCTCCGCGGCCGGTGACCGCGAACTGCCCGGCCGGCATCAGGCCCTTGGCCTGCAGCAGCACCTCGAAGCCCTTCTTGCGGCGCTGGCCGCCGTCCACTTCCGTGCGCAGATACTTAGCCGGCGGCGTGCCCTTGAACGCCTCATCGCGCAGGAATATCTCGGCGAACAGCCGGGCCTTGGTCGCCTTGCGGTACATCGCGGCGTTGATCGTCAGCGAGGTCGGCCGGTCGAACACGCGGGGCGCAGTGCGTTTCCACACCTCTCGGATCTCGTAAGCAGTGGCGTTGCACGCCTGCACGATGGCAAACGGCAGTTGCTCGCGCTCCAGCGCGCTGAACTGGCGACCCAGCATGTTGTCGGCATCCACAGCGATGCGGATCTGGCTCACGGGCTGCCCTCGCCCGCTGGCGTGCCCTGCACCTGCTCGATCTCGCTCAGGTTGGCTTCGTAGAACTCCAGGCAGCGCTTGCGGCCGCGCGAAACATCGAGCACCTGCTCGAGGGCGCCGTTCTTCACCCAACTGCAGCGCTGCGTCAGGCGCGGTTCGATTTGCACGAAGGTGCGCACCGGCACGGCAATCACAGCCGGCGCCGGGGCCGCAACCACCGGGCGTGCAGCATCCTCGCGCGTGATGCCCTTTTTACCGCAGCCAGCCAACGCAACGAGAAACGCAATGACGAACAGAGAACGCAGCATCAGTAGCCTCCCAGGCTTGGGCACGCAGCCGCCAGCGCTTGCAGGGCCGCGTTGCACTCCGCCGGCCGCTGGTCGTATTCCTGCTTGAAAGCCTTGGTGCTGCGGTCAGCTGCCGCCTTGGCGATCTCGGTCTTGTCGCGCAAACCGGCGTTGCGCTCCTGCAGCATCCGCAGCTTTTCGGCCTCGGCCTGCAGCTTGGCGGCGATGGTGGCCAGTGCGGCGTCCTTGTCGGCGTTGTTGCGCTCCAGCTCGGCGCGTTTGAGCTGGGCCGCTTCCAGGGCTGCCGTGCGGTCGCTCTGGCACTGCGCCACCTGGCGCGTCACCACGATCACCTGCTGGCCCTTGCGGTAGGACGTGAGCGCAGCGATTGACAGCAGCGCGGCAAGACACGCGCAGATCACCTTGAGCCGGCTGCCCGGCTTGCGCAGCCAGGTCAGCACATCCGCCGCCCAACCGAAGACCAGCGCCAGCAGCGCCTTGAGGAAGACCAGAATATTCATCGCTCGCTCTCCCGGCGACGCCACGGGTAGATCAGCAACACCGTCAGGCTCACGCGCACCAGCAGCACGTACCAGGGCGTGGGCGTGTGCTGCGCCAGATCGCGCAGGAAGATGCCCAGCATGCCCACGGCCAGGCCGATGAAGCACGCGCCCCGCAGCGCCCAGGTGGCGCGATCGCTCGCGCGGTCACCCAGGTGGAACGTGTGCAGCAGCTGCCATGTGGTGGCGCAGAACACTGCCAGCGTGCTGACCAGGCTCAGGAGGTAAATGGTCATGCACCACCTCCCGCGCGGCCGGCCAGGCGATCGGACCACTTCTGCAAGGCGCCCAGGTAGTGCGGCAGCATCGGCTTGATGATGAAGCCGCTGAGCCCACTCACCGCGATCCCGATCCGGTGGATGGAGGGGAAGTAGTTGGCCACCGCCACCACGATCCATCCGGCGGCCAGGGCAAAGCCCAGCACGAACAGCCCCAGCAGGCCCACGCGCAGCAGCAACGTCAACCACTGCACGCCAGGCCCGCCGCTGGGCGCGGACACCTTGCCCACGTCGATCTCACTGAGCACCAGCAGGCCGAGCAGTGCGCCGACCACCGCAGCCAAAAACCACGACTGCGGAATCCCCAGGAACAGGTGCTCGCTGCCGGTGATCACTTCGGTGACCACCACGCTGCCGGCGCTGGTGGCTACCAACAGTGCGGCCGACTTGAGCAGTACAGTGGCGCCGCCATCCATCATCGACGCACACCGGCCAGCTCGACGCCATCCCAGATGACCTCGTCACCCCAGAAGTTGCCGCCGTTTTCGTGCCTGGCGATCGCCTTGGCCAACTGAAACGCCGTGGCAGGCGCCTCCACACTGATGGGCTGGTCCACATCCACGCCCAGCGCGGTGGCGACCTGGCGCGCATACGCGCCGGTGTCGTTCTCCACCGGCGGCGCCCAACGGTTGATGATGCCGCGCACGGTGCGCAGGTTGTGCTTGCGCTGGTAGGTCAACAGCGTCTTGACCAAGGCACGGAAGCCGTACTCGGGCGTGTCGAACACGGCAAAGCGGGCCTCGCGAGCGCGTGCAGCCGCGGTGCGGTCTTCGCCCTGCCAGGCCACGCCCGTGCGATCGATGTTGCCTGGATTGTTGTTGCGGACGCCGCGCGGCTGGGCCATGTGCTGATCCTTCGAGGAATGAACGAGAGGGCCGCAGGCGCAAGCGCGCCTGCAGAAGGGGTGGCGATTAGGTGCGCTTGCCCTTGACCAGGGTCTTGGGACGCGTGCAGTAGCTCAGCGCGTTCATCTGCGACTCGAGGGAGCGGCCCTTTCCGTTCGGAGTCGGATACTGCTTGGTGTAACGCGGCAGGCCGATCGTGTTGACGGTCTCTTCGTAATCCGCCGGTGCATAGACCGTGCGCCACAAGCCAGGCGTGCCGATGGGGAAGATGTGGCACTTGTCCGTATCGACGAACGAGGTCGCGCCCACCTTGCCGCGGTAGTTCTCCCAGATGACGCCGCCGAATTCGAACACGCCATAGACCGTACCGGACGGGGTGACGTACCCCTCGCGCAACACCTGCGCCATCGGCGTGCCCGTGTAGCTTTCGCGCACCTCCGGGTGTGCCAACAGCTCGTCGAAAAAGTTGTCGCCACAGAAGGCGTGGATGGCGCCTACCGGCACACCGCCCAGGTTGTCGGCGATCTTGCGCACGACACCTGCCACCTTGCGGCGCAGCGCCCCGCTGGCCGGGTTGGCGTTGTCCAGGTCGAAATCGACCTCCGATTCCTGTTCAACGCCAAACTCATTGAACAGGTTGTAGAGCACCGAGCCGTCGGCATTGAGGATCAGGCCCTTGATGGCACCCACGCGCTGAAACTCCAGCGATGGGTCCAGCTTCCACTGCACGTGCTGGCGCAGGCGGGCGTTGACGCGCTCCTGCAGGCTCTCCAACTGACTGGTCTGGCCGAACGCGCGCACGTTCTGCACGCTGTCGGCGGCAATGAAGTCGTCCACCTGGTAGTGCGGGACAACCAAGCCGCGTGCCTTGCGCTTGTCCGACGCAAACGCCTGGCCGGGGCCGCCTCGCGGCGTGGGGTTGACCAGGCGTAGCTCGCCACCGTCTTCTTCGATCAGGATGGTGGTGGTCGCCACGCCCTCCTCCTCCCAGCCAGCGACCTGTCCGGCGCGGCCGGGAATGAAGGGAACAGCATTGATGGCATCGGTCAGCGACAGCACGCTGAATGCGTCAGCGGCAAAGACATCGGACATGAGTTGTGCGGGCATGAAAGGTTTCCTCTGATCAGCGCAGGACGATGCCCAGCTCATTGAGCTGCGCGATCGCGGTGGTTTTCTGTTCGGCCGTGATGCCGGCAGGCCAGATCAGGCTTTCGGCCTTGACCTCGGCGTTGCGCTCGATCACGACGACGGCAACGTCGCCGTCGGTGGCGTCGGCGCTGGCCCACAAGACGCCAGCGGCGGCCTCGACGCCGGTGTCCAGCGACGGGTCCAGCGCGCTGGACTTGCCGGATGCGGTGACTGTGCCGAGAACGGTGCCGGCAACGCCCACCTGGCCGGCGGCCAGAATGCGGTTCTCACGCGAGTAAGTGCCGGGCGCCTCGGACAGCAGGAAGTCGCCAGTGCGATTGAGTTCGATCTTGGTGCTCATCGGGTCGGTTCCTTACTTGGTCTGCGACGCGCCGGCCTGGCGCCGGGCGTAGATTTCGGTAGTGGACAAACGCGCCACCTTGGGTGTTGCGCTGTCCTGGCCAGGACGTGCATGCGCGGCTGCGGGCGGTGCATCGCGGCGCATGGAATCCAGCGTGATGCCGCGGTCTTGCGCCGCCTTGAGCAGCGTCATGGCGAAGGCTTCCGGACTGGCGCCGCCCTCGATGGCGGCTTGCAGCTCGGCATCGAAACCTGCGCGGGCCATGGATTGGATGCCAGTGATGCGAGTGCGCTCGGCTTTCACTGCTTCATCGGTTGCGGCAGCACGGCCAGTGCATTCGCCCTCGCCCCGCGCTGCTGCTATCGCGGTTTCGTTGCTGGCGATGACAATCTGGTCTGCGGTCTTGCCGGCAGCCAGTGCGTTACGCAGATCGTCGGTGGTAGTAACCGTGACCTGCCCATTGGAGTTGCTCATAGGCGTCTTCCTCTTGGGGGTACTGGCGGAACCGGCCAGCTCGGTGATCACGGCTTCAAGTGATCCGATGCGATCGGCCATGCCGGCCTTGACCGCGTCAGCACCCAACAACACGCCGCCACGTCCGAAGTCGGCTAGCACGGTGTCCACGGGCACATCACGGTTGCGCGCGACAGAGCTCACAAAGACCTCTGCCAGCGCGTCGACGATCGTCTGGACCTTGCCGCGGCCCTCGTCGGTCTTCGGGTCCAGCCGCTTGTCTGGCGATTGGCTGGAGACAATCTCCAGAGTGCGTACGCCGGCCTTGGCGTCGCGCTCTGAGGTATCCAGGTACGACATCACCACGCCGATGGAGCCGACCATGCCGGTCTCGGCAATCACCACCTCATCGCAGGCGCTGGCCAGCCAGTAACCAGCCGATGCAGCCAGGTCGCCCACATAGGCCACGATGGGCTTGGCGCCGCGGGCGGCGTGGATGGTGTCAGAGAGCTCGCCAATGCCACTGGCCTCTCCGCCCGGCGTGTTGAACTCCAGCACCACTGCTTTGACGTATGGGTTGTCGAGCGCGGCCTGCAGGTCGGTAGCCAACAGCTGTGTGCTGGTCGCGCCGCTGATTTCGGTAAACAGGTTGGCGTAGCGAAATACCGGCCCGGTCACCGGAATCACGGCAACGCCATCGCGCATCGCCACCTTGCGGGCGTTGTCCAACGGACGCCCCAGGCGCGTCTGCAGCGCCTGCGGGTCGCCGGCGCGCTGCGCGACGGCCAGGATCGTTTCCAGCGATTCACGCTGGATGAGCCACGGCCGGCTGGCAGCCAGGTGATAGGCATCAGTCATGCGGCATCTCCTCTGCGGCCGTCGCTCGCAGCGTCGGCATCGTCCGCAGCTGCCGGCGGTGCGGCATGCCTGGGCTGCGCTGGCGCATACAAACCATCGGCCTTGCGGCGGTTCACCTCGCGCACGCGCTGGGCATACACCGCGTTCCAGTCCTCGCCGTTCATGGCGGCGGTTTCCATGGCCTCGTTGCTCACTCCGATTTCGATGCGCGTCTTGGCCGCGCCCGCTTCTTTCTGCTCGTCCATGGATCCGCGTGCGGGGCCAATCCACAGGGCACGGGTCCAGGCGCGGCGGCGGATCGGGTCGCTGTAACCAGGCAGTACGAGACGACCGGCGGCCACTTCCTCATCGACGTGCAGCGCATAGATCGGCTGGCACAGCTGCTGCACCAGGTACCAACGCCGCAAGTTGAAGAACCGCCAGGCTTCCAGCATGGCCGCGCGGGCCGCTGAGTAGCTCCGGTCGAACTGCAGCATCAGCACGTCCAGCGGCAGTTCCAGCGCTGCGCCGATCTGCTTCACCACGGCAGTGAAGAATGGATCGAAGTTCACATTGGGGCGGTTGAGCGCCTGGCTGCTGGCCTTTTCGCCCGGCGCGAGATCCACCACTGCGCCGTTGCCTAGCGCAATGCTGGGCTGATCGTCGGTAGTGCCGAACAGACCGAGCGCGTTTCCATCGGTGTCAGCCAATTCCTTGTCGCGCTCGATGAACACGGTGAACATGGCGCTGATCACCGCCGCCATCAGTTCGGCGTCGCCGTAGCGTTCGAGCTGCTTCAACGGCTCCAGCACCGGCGCTAGGTAAGGTGCACCGCGTACTTGGCCAGGTCGCTCTTTGTCGTTCCAGATATGCAGCACACGGCGGCGGCCCGTCTCATGGCCGAAGTAGGCATAGAACTGCCAGGCAGCCATGCGCATATCCACTCGGTCGCCCGGGTGGGTATTCCGGATCCAGCAACCCACCGGCGTGGCGCCGTCAATTGCAATGCCATCAACGCAATTGGGCGTATCGCCCGCCTCGTTGGGATTGCCGACCCGGTCTGCCTCTACCAATTGGACCTTCAGCTCAGACACACCACCGTTGCGCTGCTCCTGCGGCGTGAGCACAAACACATCTCCGCTCGACATGGCCGAGAGCAGCGCAAGCGCCTGCAGACCGTAGAAGTCGAGCGCCGCCTCGGCATCGCACTCGGACGGATCCTCCGCCCAGCGCTCCCAGCTGGCACGCAGCCGCGTGCTGATCAGCTCCGCGTCATCGCTACTGATACCAAGCGCTTCATGGTCGACGGCTGGGCGGCACACCAGGCCCGTCCCTACAATGCTGGTGCGGCAGCGCATCAGCGCACTGCGTGCAATCGGTGCGTTACGCATCGCGTCGCGGCTGCGCGCACGCAGTGTGGTCAGCTCGTAGCGCTCAAGGTCCGCAGTGGCGCTACCCACCGGCGCCAGCCAGTTCTGCAGGCTCCGCAGCGTGCGCGAGGCACCACGCCAGCGCGTGCCCTGGATGTCGTCAGCGCTTGCAGAGGGCACCTGCGGTACTACAGCGAGCGCGGCGCGCACGGCGCGGTCCTGCGCTACAGCGCCTTTGAGACGATCGGCAGCAAGTATTGCGGTACCCATCAGCGTGGCACCACATAGTTGATGCGCCCGCGGCGCATTACCTTGCCGGCGATTTTGCGGCGCAGTTCGGCGATGTAGGCCTCCAAGGCCGGCAATTCTGCTTTGGTGTATTCGACCCGGCGCTCACCGAATGCAAGCGACACCGTCGCCTTGCCCAGCAACAACTGGTGGCGAACGGCCAACGCTTCATCGAGATGTTGCTGCGGTGTAGGCATGGGTATCCATCGGCATGTCACCGGGGCCCAAAACGACGAAGCCCCGCACGATGGCGGGGCTTGCGGATCGCGGCACCTCGCCGCTAACCAATTGTTGTCATCGAATGTCTAGACGCAACGTCCTAAGATCTAGTTTCGCCAGAAATAGCACTCATTAGCGAAAACACGTCAGTGTAAGAACGATGCAACAGCGCGTGCCACGTGTCCGGGTAACCGCCCAGGCGGCGAAGAAGATACCTTGCCGTATCGCGGCCATCAGAGGTCAAACGACTGCTCACGCCCCGCGCCTCGACACTTAACGAATTTAAATATACCTCGACGTACTCTCCAACAGTGCGATCAACTTCCTGCACCCCAGAAAAATACTTTGTATGGATTGGAAATCCCCTGAACCCTGTAGACTTCCTCCAAGCCTCATATGCTTCGTAATCATAGTACCTAAGACAGACAATAAAGGCGGCTGCAATGGGTAGAAAGCCCGCAAGTCCTCCTTGAGCTGAAACACAATAATTAAGCCTCGCAAAAGCCTGTGCTTGATCTCGCAACTTCAGCCCATAGGCCTGGGCTATAACTTCGAAATGTCGACTAGCCTCTACGAATGCTGCCCTGCGTCGAGATGCATCGTCCATACCGAGATCCGTGTATACCTGAGTCCACGTGCGAGACCATCTTTCATCGCTAAGATCAGCACCATCCACAACACCAAAATCACTTCTCAATAGCTTATTGAATTGTTTTGTACTAGGAGCTGGCAAGTACAATTCCAGATCAAAAAATCTCCGCAGATATTCCTCTCCATCCACGGCTGCTCCGTAGAGTGATTTTACGGCATCATGCAAATTCCTCTCATCTGTGGCGATAACGAAAACATACCCTCTGATATCAAAAAAATGCTTGATCCGCTCCAAGAGCTTAACGGCGTAGCTTGGCCTACATCGATCAAGCTCATCTATGAGAACTACAACCTTTCGCCCCCCGAAATTGCCAGTCGAATCTTGACCTAACAGTAAGTCTCTTGCTTCCTCAAGCTTACTCAAGAGCTCAGTATGAGCATTTTTCTTTTCTGCATTCGCAGCTAACAGAGCACCTCCCAACTCTCCTAAACCTTCATACACGGCAGATGCGCCCCCTGCTGTCAGCGCATCTGCAACCCCACCCGCGATCTTACCGAGAGGCGCAAGCATCTTGGATGCATTCGCGAACAAAGACGCCGACAAAGCCTTATCTGCGTCCTTTTCCATGGACAGACGCTGATCTATGGCAGATACCAATGCAAACATTGGGTCTTCATAGTAATCGTACTTCCAAGCATCAACGCTAATGACAGGGATTCGTGGTGCCCGGGTCTCCAGATGAGCTTCTAGACGACGAAGAAACACACTCTTACCACTCCCCCACCCACCTTTCAGCGATATCACGAAGGGCTCAACAATCCCATCTATGACCTGTACTACCATCTCCCCAAACGCCCGACGCTCTAAAACATCGTCGCTCCAAGGAGCACTACTATCAATCGAGGGAGACTTGAACTTCCTGGCCACTATCAATCCTTTTTTTAGCCCAAGCTTTCCATGATCAAATCAATTGATTTTCATGGAATACATGTTCGCCGCTGCGATTCCAGCAGACTTGTCAAAATATATGATGGTGAATGGTAACGGATCTCCAGACTGGCACGTTCCGGGTGAACTCGGAATGCTCGGCAATGTAGCCAAGCCACCGGCGGTAATGCTCAAGCAAGCTTTGGGTCGATAAAGCAACTTCGACGAACCAGTCACATCCACCTCAACACCGGCGGGATTGATAAGCTTGACCTCGATCTGAAATGAGCTTCCGCGGCTGACGCCCACCTGTGCCGAGGTCGCTTTTTGGAGTAGTTCGTCCTGCGACTTGATTTTAGACAGTTCCCACTCACCTACCAATTGCGTGCCAGGAATCGCCGCACGGAGAGTCCATGTAGGCGGAGTATCGTTCTGTGCGTACGCACGCATTGAAATAGCACTGAGAAGCAAGAAAATTAAGGTCCGGCTTGGCATACTTTTCCTCCGAATCCAGAGTTGATATCAATTGGCAGGCCGCGCGCGTTTCGATTAGCAAGGCACTGCGACCTTACTCTTTCACGAGCTAAACGGACAAACACACCTCCGAACTCATAATACTGATTTGGATATCCGGGATCAGTTGTAAGGAGACAGGGGGCAATTTGCTCACCTACCAAATCCCAATCCTGCTGAGTGCCACATCCATGTGCCTCAAGCGCATTTTTCAGATCCACTTGAACGTGATACCACCCCATGCTCGAGAAGCATTCTCTGTCCGCGATCCACTTACCCCCCGGCACTACACTCAGCAAGCCTTGCATTGCACCGCAGTTCGTCTCGACTATGGGCCAAATACCATCACCATCGAGATACGGCCTTGCGAACGCGGGGATCACTAAGTCCATCCATTGACAATTGTCCATCTGACAGCGCAATTCACAGGACTTCCTTGCGATGCATGTTTGTTGAGTGTGGAAAAGGCGACGCGGGTCAATTAACGCCTTCTTCGTCGCTTCAAGTTCGGCTACGCTCTCGCCACAACCGAAGGTGCTATTTTCTGGATATGCTAAACATGGGTTTGGCACACGCCAGCACTCACCCGTATCGTAATCTTTAACAACATATCCTGGCCTGCATACGGCACGGATCGCCAAGCTTCTTTCATACTGGTATGCGCTTGACGGAGGCGACAGTCCGTCAGGACGATAGCCGTAACACTCATGCGTGAAATAGACATTCCCCATCCAGTATTGAGCGAACGGGTAATAAGCTACCGAATCACCAGTGATTTTAGCCGGACCACAGTGGGTTACCCAAGGAGAATTGTATTGTGGAGCCTCCCACCCTTCCATTTCCAAATAATCTGCAATTCCTTTAGATCTCGCCCCCGCCTCAACCGCATACATTTCGCTTTGGTATCCGTAAGGATCATGCCGTCCATTTTTATATATGTCACACGGCCCTACCTGACATTGCGCAAAATATTGAAGATTCTGCTTTGGGCTTTGTGCTTGCGCGCCAGCAACTAAAGCAACTGACAGCATGCATAGAGCAAATAAGCACCTTCCGGCCAACCGTGCAAAAGACATCCGTTGCATTTCAAATCTTCCTATAGTGACTCAGCACACTTCATTGATCTGCGGGCTCGCGAACTACAAGTCACGATCCTAGCTCCACTCGCTCTGCAACCCAAGTAAAATTTTTACCATGTATGTAGGCATTGCCCGCTGTCAGATATCGCGGCTCGACCGATCATCAAGCAGCCTCGCTCTCGGAGGAAAACAAGAGGGCGCCAGCGACGAAGGCATGTGCAGATGCGAGATAGGAATAATAGCTAGCTCGGCTGATCTTCAGGCCCAATCGGGACATCCTGGAAAGCCGATCGGACTCACTCAGTTTCCCCATACAGTACTCGGCTCGGAGGACGCGGGCCTCCTTCCAGCGTCCGGTGCTCTCCATGCACTGTACGATAGACTCGACGCGCATGACCTGGACAGCGAGCAGTGCCAGATCGTCGGCGAAGTCGAGCCGCTCAGTGCCATTGGCAGTGGTTCGCATAACCTGATCGCCGACAACCGCTGCGGCCCAGTCTCGGAGTTGCTGGTTGAGTGAGCTATCGATCCGCATTCAATACACCCCGTTGCTGCGGACACCACGGCGGTAACGTGGAGCTACCGGACGAAGTGTTTCACGGGAATCATGCCCTCCAACGACCCGCGCATCGTGTTCTACATGTTCCTCCTGCGTATTTGAAAATCCTTCGAACAGACCGAGCGACGCGGGCTGGAAGTGCTGCTCGAGCGCTTCCCACTGGGAATCGCGCACAACGTCTGCCTTCACCGCAGGCGCAAGCGAGGCCCAGATGGCATACACAACTGTATCCAACGGCTCGTTTCGCGCCCCCTTGGGTTTGATCCAGTAACCCGACTCCTTGTCGTAGAACTCCACCGTCAGCCCTTTGTAGTACACCGGCAGCAGCGCGCCCGGATCCGGGTTGATCGGATCCGGCACTTCATCGCCACGGCCGCCAGGGAAACGCAACATGCGCGCCGTCAGATCCTCGGCCTGCCCTTCTGCATCGGCTTTATCTCGGGCAGTCAGTGCAGCGGTTAGCCAGCCATAGACCATGGTCTTGAGCACCGAGGTGCCTACACCCCACACACCCACACTGCGCGCCACCGTCTTGTCACGGTTGTTGACCTCGGTCTTGGCCGGGCGATAGACGGCTCGTTCGGACTTGCGCTCGTTGCGGCCGCGAATGAGGTAGACGGTCTGCTTGATGTAGCCGTTGGGCGTCTCCACGATCCGGGCCTGGCCGCTCTGGTTGACCAGTTGCTTGACGAACTGCGCCACCGTCTCGGTCCAGTTGCCGCCGTCCAACGCCACGGCGGTAATCGGCATATCGATGCCGCGCGTGGTTTTCCACGTGCCGCGCAGATACTCGTCCAGCGCCGGGTAGGTGTCGAGGATGGTGGGGTCCAGGTCGATGACGGCGTAGTCCACCACCCAGCGCCGCTGACCGCGGCCGGTGGCGATCACCTGGATCTCGGCGCGGTCGTGCTGAAAATCTACGCCGGCCGTCAGTACCAAGCCGCCGAACGGCACGATGCCACGGTGCACGCCAGGCTCGCCCAGCTTGGCCACCTCGTCCGCGTCCTGCTCTTGCCGCTCACCGGCATACGGCAAGCCGAGCTTGAGGTTGTGGAAGCCCGCGGCCTTGTTCGGGTCGCGCTCGGCCTCTGCCTTGGCATCGGCCAGGTCCTTCCATGATGGTCCAAGGCCGAGAGGAGCATACGCGGCCCACGCGTAGTAGCTCCGATGGTAAGGGTCGGCATCGGGATTGGTTGGCTTCCAGTACGCCGTGCCGCCGTGCCCGCGCTCAGCGAACATCACGTCCTTGTGGTGCTCCTCGATCACGCAGCCGTTCACCACGCAGGCGAACGTGCCGTCCGGTTGCAGCCGCTCGATGTCCAGCGTCTGCTCACCGGCGCAGTGCGGGCACTGCACCATGTACACGCGCTGGTCGCCCGCCGCGTGGCCCGCCTCGATCGCGCTGGCGCCGGCGATAGTCGGCGTACAGGCGCGGTAGATCTTGGCGCGGTCGCCATACGACATCGCGCGCGCCTCCAGCTGCTGATCGGCCGGCCCCTGCCCTCCGATGTCCTTAGGGTATTCGTCCACCTCGTCCATGAAGATGTAGCGCGCGGTGCGCTGGCGCAGCTGCTTGGCTGAGTTGCTCCAGATCACCCAGAGTGTGCCGCCGGGGAAATGCTTCTCCAGCATGTTGTCGGTGTGGAGCTTGGCTAGCAGCTCGGGCATCTCCATCACCGCCGGGTCGAACTTCGACGCCGCCCAGCTGCGTGCCAGATCTTTCACCGGCTGCGCCACGATCATCGAATCCGCGCCGCGGTCGATGACATAGCCGGTCCAGTTGATGCCGATCTCGGTGGCGCCGATCTGTGCGGACTTCATGAAGTCCACGAGGCGCACCGGGGAATGGTCGCTCAGGCAATCCATGATCTCGCGCAGGATCGGATTGCGGCTGGTGCGCCACGGGCCGGGCTCGGCGCCGGAGCCCTTGGCAATGATGCGGTTGGCGTCCGCCCACTCGCTGACAGTCTGGATCGGCGGCAGTTCCCACGCGCGTTCCCAGGCATCGCACACGATCGCTGCCGGTTCGGCCAGCTCCACGTCGAAGGCGTTGAGATCCAGCGTCATGCGTCGTCCTCGGCGGTGTCGTTGCGGTGACCCGGCGGCGCCAGCAGCTGCCGCGCTTCTTTCTGCATCGTCTGCGCGATCAGGCGTACCTCGGCCTCGAGCATCGCCTCGATCGCACGCGGGTCGGTTTCGGCGGCCAGCTTGGCGCGCAGGCGACCCGGCAGATTCATCATGCTGTTGAGCGCCTGGCGCACGAGGGTGAACACGGCGCGCTCCACGCCCTTCGTGCGCGTCAGCTCGCGGGACTCTTCGCCCAGCTCCAGCTCTGCCAACCGCGCCCGCGCCAGCCTTTCGCGACGTACGGCTTCCTGCACGCTGGGCACGTCGCCCTGCGGCATGCGGGACGCGGGCGCCTCCAGGCGGTCCGCCGCGCCAGCGGTGCGATCGCCGCCGCGCAGCGGGTCAGTGATGTCGTCCAGCAGCGAATCACTGGCAGCGACGTTGATGCGCTTGCCATCGGCGTGCATGACCAGCTTCCCCGACCGGCGCATGCGGCGAATGTAGGAGTCGCTGCAGTTCCGGTGGGCCGCATATTCCGCGGCGGTCATGGTTTCGGAACTCATGCGGCCATCCCTGTTCCGTTCGGAACCAAAGCCCGGAACGAAAGATGCATGAAAAGTGGGGTCCGAATTACCCGCAGACGGCCAGGGGCCAGGAGGACCCGCGCCACGGTCGCGCCCGCCTCTGGCGCCGCTATGGTCGCGGTCGCTTCGCCCTGCCCCTGCCTACCCACGCGGCGATTCCCGTGGAACACGGCGACACGCTGGCATGTCCACACCGTCCGCACCTTGTCCGCGAGGTGTGGACGGCCGCAGCCCTTGGAATCATTGAGGTGTCCAAACTGTCCACACCGTCCATACCTGTTAAGAGTTTTTGATTGATGGTGAAAAAGGTTCATGTACGTAGGCGCGCGCGAAAGGTGTGGACGGTGTGGACAGCCTCGCCGCAGTAGGCGGGAGGTCTGGACAGAGGTGTGGACAGGTGTGGACGTTGGTGTCGAGGTCTGGTCAGAAGTCAGGGGCATCAACCGCTTCCTGGCTCGCCTGCTCTCGGCTGGCGCCGGCCAGCCACTCATCCACCGTTAGGCCAGCACGAAACCATCGCGGCTCCCGCCCACCGTCCGGCCACCGCCGTCGGTGGTTCTCCCAGCCCAGCGTCTTGAGGATCGCAGCCACACGCATCTGCTCTGGCTTGCCGTGCTTGCCGGGGTCAAGCCCGATGGCATGCACAAGGATCTCGTCGGTGGTGGCCCAATCCACCTTGGCCGCAGAGAACTTGAGGCGCACCGGGTAACGGTCCTCGGCCATGCGGCCGTCCAGCCACTTCTCCACGCGCCCCTCCCAGCTATCACCCACGTACCGCGCCGCCTGCTCCTCGGCAGCCTCGGCAGGTAGCTGCCACCACTCGAAGCCCGCATCGAACATGCGCACTGCCTCGGCCCACAGTTGATCGCGCTGTGCGCTGATCGCGTCGATGAGCACCTCGCCATCGGTGCGCACCGGAAGGAAGCGCCGACCACCAGTCGGATCACGCAGGTACTGGTGCTCGTTCGTGGTGCCGGCGAACACACACTCGCGCCGATAGGAGCGCGGAACGCGCTCGTAGGGCGCCCTGAACTTGTCCACGCGCCTGGTAATCGCGGTCTTGACGCTGGTCACGTCGGCCTTGGAGAAGCTGTCCATTTCGCCAATTTCCACGCCCCACGCGCCCTGGATGACCTGATAGAAGTCCTTGCCGCTGGGCGATTCGCTCGTCTCTACGAACCACTGGCTGCCGAAGATGGCGCGCAGTGCGCTGGACTTGCGCTTACCCTGCTCGCCTTCGAGCACCAGCATGAAGTCCACCTGCGCCCCCACCGATGGCTGTTTGGCATCGAACCACAGCACGCGCGCCACCGCGCTCACCATGAAACATTGCGCTGCGCGTCGGCTGTAGGGCGATTCCGCCGCCCCGAACAGATCCACCAGCATCCGCTCCACACGCGCCTCGCCGTCCCACTGCAGGCCGGTAAGGAACTCGCGGATGGGGTGGCGCCGATAACGCCGTGCCACCGCAATCACCGACTTGAGCACCAGCTCGTCGCTGCACTTCATCGCGTACCGGTCCGGGTGCTGCAACCACGCTGCAAGCTCGTACGCATCTGAGTCGATGAACTCCTCGCGGCTACCACCGCGCCACGGCGGGTCGCGCTCCAGCTTCACCTGGTTGCTCGAGTCGTTGAGCCACCACAGCCCGGCCAGGCGCTCGTCGTGCTCCATGATCAGGATCAGGTTGTGCAGCGTGCCCTCGACATTACGGTCGCGGTTGAACGTCAGCTGCGCTTTCCACGCATCTGGGTTGTGATCCCCTCCACCAGGTGGCGCAGTGCCCAGCCCGCCGTCCAAAACGGTCAGCGTCTTACGTTTGGTCAATGTCATCCCCGCTCGCCCTCTTCGCAGCGTTGCGCTTGCTGTAGGCAGTAGTCATACCGGCGCTGACAGCGCTCCGGCGTTTCGTATGGGTTGCGCAGCGCCGCCTCAGCTGAAGCCCGCCAATCGCTGGCGGTTGGCTGGCGATCGCGCCAGATGTCACGCTGTGTGGTGTCACTGCGCATGGCCTGGCACCACAGTCACCTCGACCACGCGACCCGCTGCCCAGGCCGACAGCTGCCGCGGCGTCCAGCCATCACGGTCCAATGCATCGGCAATGTCCCAACCGTCAGGCATGCCATCGGTGTCGATCAGCCGCACACTCAGCGCGCCGGCGCGAACGGCCAGCTGCGCCAGGCCAGGGATGTAGTGGCCAGCATCGTTACGCCAGCCCAGCATCGCCTTGCGCCCGGCTGCGTCCGCATCAGGCCATAGCACGACATTGCGCCCCGCCAACGGCCGCCAATCGGTCTTGGGCACGGCATTACTGCCACCAGCCCACGAAGCGACGGCATACCGCTCCCACGCGCCAGCGCCAGCCGCGCGGCATTTTTCGCCCTCAACCAGCAACACGTCGGCGTCGGCCTTGGCGGCCAGCACGTCCAGCCCGCACATCGGCCGAGGCGTCGGGAAGTGCTGGATGCACCATTGCCGCTTGCCATCCGGCCCCACGCACCACGTCACCTGCGGCGTCCACTTCTTCACCTTGCGTGTCTGGCGGTCGGTGAACTCGGCACGCAGCACGTAGCCCAGCAGGCGGCCCTCGGCATCCCGGTAGGCATCGGCCCGCACCACCCGCATGCGCCGCAATCGGCTGCGCTTGGGGTTCCAGATTGGCACCGTCCAGCCATTGCCGGCCATCAAATCGGGCGCATCGTCTGGCACCGGCATCAGCGGCAACCAGAGCACGTCCAGCGTCGCGTCGGTCTCGACCTGCACACCATCGCGCGCGTGGCGGAAGTCCTCGGCGCCCAGCTGCACGCAGGCCTCGTGGAAATCGCACCCGGTGATCGCCATCAGGAAGCCGATGACATCGTGATGCGCACCGCAGCCGAAACAATGCACGAAGCCCTTGGCGGGGATCACCGTGAACGAGGGCGAGGACTCTTTGTGGAACGGGCAAAGCCCGGTCAACTCTTTCCCGGCGCGGCGCAATTGCACGTAGCGGCCGACGACCGCAGCGAGATCGACAGCCGCCTTCAGCCGCTCAACGTCGTGACGCTGCTCGCTCATCGCCTACCTGCCCGCTTGATGGATTCCAGGTGTACCTGCGCGCGGTACTGCACCCGCAGATAGTCACTAATGCGCTCACGGCAACCGATGCCACCCGTGCAAATGCTGGCGTGCTGGCACGCCTCCGGGAGGGCTGCAATCATGTCTTTCCACTCCTGCCGCGGGTGCTTGCCGATCTCGAGCGCCCGGGTGATGCAACGGCTCACGCTCATGGCTGCAGCCCCAGTGGCAAGGCCGACTGCGGATCTGTCCGTGCCTCATCCTCGCGACGGAACCGCTCGCGCTCGGCAAGGGCCTCATCACCGCTCAGGCCTGGCGCGTTGCCGTAAAGCAGCCGCATCGCTTCGTCCATATGCTGGCGCGCGACGGGGCTGATGGGTTTGCGGCCGGCGGGGTGTGGTGCCCGGGGCGCGCGATAGATGGCCATCTCAAGCACCGGCGGCCCCGCCTTCAATGCCCTGGCGCAGGGCGCGCTTCAGTCCAATCACGGCACCGATGACATCGTCGCCCTTGCGGCCTATCTGGTCTGCGTACTGCCGGTCTTCGGGGCCGAACTTGCCGTCGGCCACCGCTGGGGCCAGCGCGCTCACCAGCTCGCCGTACTCCTGGAACAGCGTGGCCACGCTGGCCACCTGCATGCCGTCGTCGCTGGGCATTGGCACGGCCAGCATGCCGCGGCGGCGCGCCAGGTCCTGCTCGCAATCGCTGCGGTACGGCTCCGGCAGGCTCAGCACCCACGCGTCCTCCAGGTCCGCCGGCAAGGTCTTGACCGTGCCGTCCATGTAGCGGCGCAGCACCTGGGCGTTGTTCTCCATCGCCTTGATCAGCTCAAGGCCCTCACCCGCACGCAGCTTCACCTGACGCACGTCGGGTGCCGTCGTCGCGAGGTAGCGCTCGGCGACCTGCATGGCGAACGTCGTGTAGTTGCAGGCAGTGGCATCCAGCATGCGGCGGGTGTGGGCGTAGACCACCGACTGCCTGGGCGGCAGAAACTGACGGGCATCCTTCATGCGCCGGGCCCCACATCTGCAGCACCATGCTCGGCATGCAAGGACGCCCCATCAACATGCAATTCAGTGCACTGCGCCGGTACGACACCCGCACCGGTGTCGGTGCCGTCGTCGCCGTGTTCTTTGTTCCCCAGCAGGCCGGCGCAAAACGCGACCAGGCCAGCCACGGTCAAAGCAATCGCAACCGCGTTGCGGAGCATCCCCGGCATGGTTGAGCCAGCTTGCGCAGGCGCGCCCTGCTCCCACTGCTGGCGGACGCGATCAAGCACCAGTTCGTGGCTGGGCTTAGGCATAGGTGCCACCCTCCCCGCGATATGCTGGAACCCCCACGGCACCAACAAGAGCCCGCAAGGAGGGCGACATGGACGCAGACGTGCAACAGCGATTGAACGAAATCCTGGCAATCATGCAATCGCAGAACAACTTGCAAGCGGAGTTCAAAGACCAAATTGCCGCAGCACATGTATTGCTAATCGGCATCATTCGGGCATTCGCGGCCACTCCAGGATTCAAAGAAAATGTAGAGCGCACGATTTCGGAAATCGAAGCGGGTACGATCCAACCTGGGGCAAAAAAGCAGATTGCGGAAATCACTCGGCGCGCCCTTTACAAACACGAGTAAAGCCAACCACTCCGCCTTTGGCGTCTAGCACGAGCGTGTTGGACGCCTCCGAGTGGTGTGTTGACGCTTTGAGAGCAGCAATCTCGGCATAGATTGCTTGCCAACTTGCCCTCTCGTTTGCAGTCTGGCGGTTGAGCCAGTCGCGAATCCAAAGCCGTGGGTTCCAACGATCAGGCAACATCGGCTATCTCCAGGAAGTTGAGCGGCCAGCCCACACGGCGGCGGCGCTCGGTGAGTGCCGCCCATTCGTCGGCGGTCAGGTTCAGGTCGGCGATGTCGCCGTTGTTGTGGATCGGCAGGCCCACGAGTGTGGCGAGCTCGCCACTGCTGAGGCTGTCTTGCAGCGGAGTGATGTGGCGAGACATGTAGCGGGCCTCATGGGTGCTGCCCTGCGCTGCCGGGTATGCTTCGGCAATCACGACACTAGGACAGGTGACAGGCATGGCGGAATTTTTTTGGCGCAAAACACGAGCCGGCGTATTTCGCATCACGCATGCAAATGGGGGGTGGCAGCCATGGTTCGAGGACGAGCGGCTCATGGGCACTTACGCCTCCCCACAGCACGCGCTGGACGACTTAGCCGGTGGACACACCGACTGGCCGTCCTGCGGCGATCCATCGGAACTCGGCTTGCCCGACGATATCGGCGAGTGGAGCTGGCACAGCGACGCGCGATAGCGCTGGATCGCGACTGCGTTGAGCAGTTCAAGTGCCACACGTTCCGCGTCTTGCACACTGAGCCTGAGCCGCAGCGCGTCAGCTGCAGTACCGCGCGGCGTGTCGAATGCCAGACCTACTACTTCATGGTTGGTAGGCGGCGTGCCGACGGCACGCAACGAAACCGTTTGGTAAGCAGGATTCAATGCAACGCGGCCGGAAACCTCGTCGGCCAGCAACTCACCGACGCGGACAGAGCGCAAGGCTCCGGCTTGCTCGGCCGCTGCTTCGATCAACAACGAGCCAGAATTAAATGGACGCGTGCGGTGGTGAGACATCAGGCCACCTTCTGCAAGATCATCGCGCTGGCGGCACCTGCGCCCTCAAACACGTAAGACGGACTGAAAAGGAATCCAGCATGACCAGCAGCCACCTGATCCATCTCACGCCCGACGAGCATGGCCACGTCTATCCCGTGTACGACACCATCCACCAGGGAAAGCACTTGTTCACCGCTATCGGCGTGGGCCGCGTCGAGCGTGGCGAGGCCTACACCACGCCGGTTGCTCAAAACACGCTCAACGCGCTGGCCGCGTACAGCAATGACCACGGGCATGGTCGGTTCCACATGGTCGAGGTGGCCACTGAGGCCGCAGCGCCCATGAGGGTCAATAAAGCGCTGGAGACGGCCCACGACAAAGAAGCCGTGTTCTTCGTCTGTCGTAGCCCCAAGGTCTACGACGCAGTGTTCTTCGCACTCAAGGTGGACGCCACCCAGCCGCGTTCCGTCCAGTAGAAAGCTCATATCAAGCCGACGCATCAAACCACCTCCATTGACCGAAGAATTTGCAGCGTGGCCGCTGCATCGAGCGCCGCCGCCTGCAGGGGGCAGCTCGCTCGGGCTGCTTCCAGCGCCAACATCCGGCCTCGCGCGGCGTGCGCTTGGGCGACCAACTCGGACAGTGAGGGGGCGTTGTGGCGGGACATCAGGCCACCTCCGGACCATCAAAGACGTGGCCGCCGCACTCCGAAATTAGCGAAGTCTTCTGCGAAGCAGCGGCCAGCCGAACCAACGCGGTGCCTATTTCAAAAGCAACTGACCGTTGACCGTGTTTTATTCGGTGAATGGTGGGCTGGGAAGTACCGACTTCTTTTGCAATACGCGATTCAGACCAGCCGGCCTCGACGAGCCTGAGCACAGCCTGCGTTGGAGTAGGTTCGTTCATGCCGCCCATCCTATACACAAACGAATTGGCATGCAATACACAAACGATCTATGCGAGCCGCCAATGGCGCCGGACAATTCGGATATGAATCGATTGTCAGAAAACCTGCGCCGCCTGATGAGTGTTGAGTCTCTCAGCGAGAACCAACTGTCCAGAAATACAGGGGTTCCCCAACCCACGATCCATCGCGTTCTAAGTGGCCGCGTTTCTGATCCACGAGACGGAACTCTGCGCCCCCTAGCGGAATACTTTGGCCTGTCAGTTGAAGAACTTCGGACCGGCAAGCTTTACGAAAATACAACTACCGAGCGCCGGTCGGTCAACGAACCGCTCGCTGCTTACCGTGTCAAATCGGTCGATGGCGAAGACGGCCTCGATCCCGATCGCGAAGTAATCGTGGCCGAGGTTGATGTGCTGGTATCCGCCGGTGTGGGCTTACGAATGCCGGAGTTCGTTGAAACCCGCTACCGCATGTCCTATCAGCTTTCATGGTTTCGTCAGGTGGGCGCAAGGCCGGAGGATGTCCGAGTAATGCGCGTCACCGGCGACAGCATGGAACGAACTCTTTTTGACGGTGACAGGATCGCGGTGAATATCGCCGACAACAAGCACATCATAGACGGCCGAGTCTATGTGTTCACCACCGGAGGGAGTGACCCTGACGTCAAAATAAAACGTCTTTTTAAAATGGCCGATGGGCGCCTGCGCATTGTCAGCGATAACGCGGACAAAGCGCTCTATCCTGACGAAATACTTACCGCAGAAGATGTGGAAAATGTACACATCGTTGGCCGAGTCATTGATCGAAGTGGCAGAGGCGGCCTCTAGTGACCACGGCGAATCTAATTTCAGGGGGGGCAATATGGCCCTTGTTTCATGTAGCGAATGCGGTAGAGAAATAAGTGACAAGGCGAGCAATTGCGTGGGGTGTGGTGCACCCTTATCTCAGAATCCGGCCGCCGGCACGCCCATCTCGGGACCAGTTGCTCCCGATAAGGGCTCTGGTGGCAAGCTATTAGTGTGGCTAGGCATTCCAATTGCGCTTGTTACACTCTTCCTGGGCTGCGGCGCCATTCTCTCGAATACGCCAGAGGGACAAGAGCGGTCTCGCGAGCGGCAAGCAATAGAACTATGCGAGAAAGACTTGGCACAATTGCAGCAGGATCCGAGATCTACCGCAAACACAACGGGCTTCGTCATGGACACTTGCTCAAAGATGCGTAATGACTTCACCAGCAAATGGGGCCGCTCCCCCTGAGGCACCCAATTCGTTTAGGTATTGCACTACCAATTCGTTTGTGCATTAATGTGCCTGTCGGCGACTTCGCTGACGGGCGACCGGCGGGTCGTCCCTGCCGGCCAGCCCTTCCCGCTGCCCGGTAGTAGGCACCTCCCCTGGCCTGAATGACCCGCCGGCGCCCTCCTTCTTCGGAGAGAGCGCCATGTCCCGGAATGCAGAACTCGAGCTCGACGAGCTCACCGCAGCGGCTTCCCTGAGCGGCCCCGCCACACGCCGCTGCCTCAGCGCCTGTGCTGCCGCTGACCACGCCCACGCCAATGCGCTCAAGCGCCGCGGCATGAGCAAGGGGCCAAAGCGCTACCCCAAGCGCACCAACCGAATCGAGCTGCAAGGCTTGCGCGAAGAAGCCGCCAGCCGGGACTTCGCGCTGGAGCAGCGCGCATGAGCCGCATGCGCCTGGAAGTGGCCTGCTATGGCAGGACAAAGGCAATTCTTTCCACGTACCTCAACTCAGCGACGCATGCGCGCGTCTGGCTAGCCGAGGTTTATTACGAGCCGCCGCGCGCCCAGGCAATCCAGGTCGTGGCCGTCGTGGGCGCCGACGGTGATCAACCCCGTTTCGAGATGCCGCAAGACCTCGATGGCGTCCGCCACTGCATCTGGTTAACGCACAGCTGCATCGAGTTGCCGGCCGCATCGTGGACAGCGCTCAAGGCGTTTGCCGAAGGCGTAATGCAGGGATCGGCAAGCAGCAACGTGTCCGAGGGATTGCGCGCATGAACGCGGGCACCGTCATCACCCTGCGCTCGCTCGCCGCGCAGTGCGTTGCGCTCCTGCAGCCCGTATCGCCGCTGCAGGCCGCACTGACACATCTGGATGCCGCTATCGCACAGCTGCGCGACCAAGCGACCCAGCTGCACGCCGACAACGCCGCGCTGACCGCGCAACTGGCCGGGCAACCGGACGGAGAGGCCGCATGAGCATCCATGCACCAGCCGCCGCAGCGCTGCAATGCGCTGACTTCGCCACTGGCCACCGCGGGCAGCTGCTGTGCCTGCAGGTGACGCCTGACAGCGCGCAGTTCGGGCGCGGGCACGTCTGGGCCGGCCTCTACGCCAGCGAGTACAGCCGCACCGCGCAGGAAATCTCGGTGGGTTTCGCGCGGCAGCTAGTGGCACGCCCGACCGAGTTGCAGGTCGGCGCCGGCCGGTACCGCATGTCCACCACCGCGCTGCGCGCCGCTGTGCGGTGGCTGGATCGTGCTGGCCGGCGTGTGCGGCAGGTGCAGCCATGACGCGGCGCATGCGCATCGCCTGGTGCCTGCTGGCGCTGGCCGCCTGCTACATCGTGCCGCACCGCGTGCTCGAGCTGGCGCAGGCACACGCCGACCACGCCCAGGCCATTGCCCGTGGCCGCTGACATCTCCCTCGAGCAGCGCGTGCGCACGGCCTTTGCCGCCCACCGGCACGCCTACACGCAGGCTACCCATGCGCGGCTGCGCGGCGAGGTGCAACTGGCCGCGTTCTGGGCCGCCATCGCTCACGCCTGCAATGCCGAGACGGATGAGTGCCTGGCGGCCATCCATGCCGGCGTGGAAGACACCGCGCGCCCCATTCCCGGCCTGCTCACCGGCAACGCCGACCTGCATCCACTGGAGGCATGACCATGCGTCAAATCGCCATCCCGCTGCATCCAAGCATTCCCGGCTGCCATGCCGGCCACCACCCCCAGTGGGTGGAAACGCACGGCGCACCGATGCGCCTGCGCACCCGTCTGGGTACACCGGTGCCGGTGACGTACCACATTCAGTGCGCCCGCTGCGGTGTGGCCACCCGCCCGACGCATCTGCGCTCGCTGGTGGAAAACCGCTGGACCGATCCGCTTGGCCTGCAGCGCGTGCCGCTGTCGCTCATTGGCCGCGCCCGCGAAGAGGCACTGGCCGCCATCAACCCAGCGGCGCACGCCGCCTAGGACTCCCTATGCATCTCAAGCCCATCGTCCGTGAAGCGCTGCTCGCGGCATTCCAATCCCCCGACCACGCGCTGCGCCGTACGCGCGCCGGCTTTCGCGGCGCCACTGGTCGCGTCTTTACGCGCCGCGCCATCAACTGGCTGGAAGAAAGCAGGCTGGCCGACTTCGACCACCGCGATTTCCCCAGCGCCATCACCCTCAACTCGCGCGGTCTTGCACAGGCGCAGGAGCTCACCGCGCCCGTGTCGCAGGCAGGCGTCGCATGAGCACAGGCATGCAGTCGAAAGGCCTAGCAGCCCAACTGCGCGCAGGCCTCTTTCACGCGAAGGATGGCGCCACCAGCGCGGCCCTGCAGACGACAGCTGCACCCGAGTGCACACGGTCGCAGGTCACGCGTGCGCTTAACGCAATGCGCGGCACGGGCCTTGTAATCCGCACGCCCGATCCGGCCGGCACGCGCTGGAGCCTGACGGCGGCCACACGCGCCAAGGTGGCCAGAACCATCACATCGGACGCGGAGAACACCGCGCGGCGTACCAAGCCCGTTGTCGTGGCATCGCACACCACTCCGTCGCATGCGGTGTTTGCGTTGAGCGCCGCACAGAAGAAGGCAATCGAAAGCGCACGCATTGCCCAGGAAATCGCCGACTTCCAGGCCCATGGCGGCCGCATTGAAGTGCTCGGCAACACGCCCATCCGCCGCCCCCCCGGATACCGCCAATCCATGAGCGGCATCGCCACCGACTGATGAACACCACCGCACAGGACGCTTGCACCATGGCTGACGGCTCGCACTCCTTCGCCTTCCCTGCATCGCAGCAATTCACCTACTCCGAGCCAGGCGCCTACGTCGCGCAGCGTCTGCGTCACGCCCACCGGATCCTGCGTTACCGCGTGGACGGGATCGACCTAAAAGAAATGGGAGTCGAGGGTGTGAAAGCAGATCGCTTAGTGAGCCGGAAACTCTTCCCTGAGCCTGGTGTAGTCGACAACGCTCACACCAACATATGCCTGGAACTGGTTGGCCACGTCGGCGCTATCTCGTACAAGGCGACGGGCCATCTCTCCCATCTTCATAAAATCGGGAGGTCCGAATTTGAACGCAACCACTTCGAATACGCCCTCCTCGATATGCAATGTGTCGGGGACCGAGTTGGCCCTGACTCTCGTACTCATCGTCCTGAGCGAAGTGCACGCAGCTATGAGCCTGGCCAGCTCAGAGCCAAGTTCATCAGGAAATGCGTGATTCCTGTCGAGGACGCTCTGAGATGTCGGAAGCATCTCAGTTTCTGCTTCTCGCATAGCGAGATCGAAATAGTGAGCATCCAAAACGCCATGTTCTGCAAAATACAGTGCCCAAGCTCGATTCATCGCCCTGGCAATACGGCCAACGCGTCGAGGAAGGTCGCTGACCTCATCGACTACAAGTCGACCAAGGATGCGAGCTGTCTCGTTTCTCAGAACAATGGCTTCTCTGTGCTGCTGCTGAGCAGTATCCGCAGCACGCTCTGCGATCTTAGTCGCTCGGCCCGAGGTCTTCCAAGCCAACACGGCAACGACAACTGTAACAACCCCGATAGCGGCGCTGACCAGAGTTCCCCACGCAGCCCAATCAACTGCGCACTTCTCACTCAACGGCCAGCAGCGAACGAACACCCATTTCAACGTTTCCATGCCACCCCCTATTCCAGGAGGTGATTTTGCCATGACCAATCTCCACCCGAACGACAAACTCGCCGCGATGGATTGGGCTCTGGGCCTGGGCGCGTCACATGTGCTCGCTGCAACTCACCCACGCCGAACCGCGCGCCTACATCGCGCAGCGCCTGCGCAAAGCGCGCCGGAAGCTGCGCGACCGCGTGGACGAGATCGACTCGGCTCCGATCGGAGTTGCCGCGTGAGCGAAGCTCTATTCTCGTTTGATGCTGCGCTGATTCCTGCCCAGACCCACGATGAGTTTTCTCAGCCGGGCAAGCCGGCCAATTTTTTGATCGCCAAACGGTCGTCTGAGCTCCTCAAGCGCCAGCACAACGTAGGTATGCAGAGCCCGGGAGATTTGAAGCAGCTCATCCGCCGAATGCAAGTTCATTTCTCGACCCTCTGTGAAGGAAGGATCCTGCAAGTCCAAAAATATCTCGACGTACATCCAGCTGACGTCCTCCATTTCGCGCGCAATCCTCATCGCTTCGGCAAGCGGCTTTGCACCGATACCGAGCTCGTGCAGTCGTGCGCTACTGATTTTCAACGCCTGAGGCTCTTGCAGCGGTCGCGTCGACTCATCGCCCTCCCTGAGCGCCTCCACTACCGCGAAATAACGCTTCCTTTCCAGGCTTTTGCAAAACCGAAACAAGTTGGACTGCCAATCACTCATCGGTTGGATGAGCTCAAGCCTCAGCCACATGGCTCGCGACTCCTGGTCATGCTTTCTGCGCCTCGATTCCAGAATGGAAACACCAATCGCAACACATACGGCGAGGAGCGTTCCAACTGCAGACCACGCGTCCCAGTTGACAACGCAGTTCTTGCTCAAAACCCAGCACTCGCTGGCGCCCTCCAGCATGCCCATTCGTCAATCCCCCTGAGTCCGGAGGCGATTCTGCCATGACCAATCTCCACCCGAACGACAAGCTTGCCGCGCTGGACTGGGCGCTGAGCCGAGCGCGCGAAGCGGCCGCCAGCGATGAGCTGATCCGACTCACTCACTTGCCGGCGCTGCAGCAGCTGCGCGATCAGGCACAGCGGGAGGCTCGCGGTGGCTGACGGCTCGCACTCCTTCAACTTCCCGGCTCAGCAGGTGTCATACCTGCGCCCTGGCGAGATCGTTGTCGACCTGTTCGCAGGCGGCGGCGGCGCCAGCGAGGCGCTGAAGCAGGCGCTGGGCATCGATCCGGCGCTGGCCTACAACCACGACCAGTGGGCGATCGGCATGCACGCGGCCAACCACCCGCTGACGATCCACCATCGCGAGGACATCTGGCATGCGGATCCGCGCAAAGATGTAGCCGGCCGCCCGATCGGTTGGTTCCATGCATCGCCGGACTGCACGCACTTCAGCCAGGCCAAGGGCGGCCAGCCGCGCAGCCACAAGACGCGGGCACTCTCATGGGTCGCACTGAAGTGGATCGGCCAACTGCTACGCGCCGACTTGCGAGACGGCACGAATACCGCACCGCGCATTCTGTCGCTAGAAAACGTGTGGCAGATCTTGACCTGGGGTCCGCTGGTGGCCAAGCGCTGCAAGGTGACCGGCCGCGTCCTAAAGATGGACGGCACGGTGGCGGCACGTGGCGAGCGCGTGCCGGTGGCGAATCAGCAGCTGGTGCCGGACAAGCGCCACACCGGCCGCACCTGGCGACAGTTCGTGGCCGCGCTGGAGTCGAAAGGCTACCGCGTCGAGTGGCGCAAGCTGACCGCCAGCGACTACGGCGCCGGCACCAGCCGCGAGCGACTGTTCCTGCTGGCGCGGCGCGACGGTCAGCCGATCGTGTGGCCGGCGCCGACCCACGGCACCGCACCCGGCCAGCAGCCGCGCGTGCGCGCCGCCGACTGCCTGGACTTCTCCATTCCCTGCCCGTCGATCTTCACCCGTAAGCGGCCGCTCGCTGACGCCACTCTGCGCCGTATGGCCAAGGGCGTCATGCGCCACGTGCTGCAGTCGGCCGATCCTTTCATCGTGCCGGCCACGCACCAGGGCTCGGACCGGGTCAATGACGTGCGGGCGCCGCTGCCGACGATCACCGCCGCGAACCGTGGCGAGCTAATGCTAGTTGCGCCGGAGCTGGCGCCCTTCATCGCTGAGCATGCGAACAGCAGCCAAACCATCGGCAGCATGCGTGCAGATGAGCCACTGCGCACGATCTGCGCCGGGGTGAAGGGCGGCCACTTCTCCGCAGTCGCACCCGTGCTGGCCAAGTTCCGCGGCGAAAGCGACGGGCGTGCGGTCACCGAGCCGGTGCCAACAATTACCGCGGGCGGCGGCGCCAAGCGTCCCGCAGGTGCTGCGCATGCGCTGGTGGCACCGATCATGGTGCAGGCCGGCCATGGACAGGGACGCCCTGGTGGCGTGCAACGCTGGGGTGCTGGCAGCAAGGATGCTCGCACACCGGTGGGCACCGTCACTGCCAGCGGCAGCGGCGGCCAAGCTGTCGCATGCGCATTCCTCGAGCAGGCGAACGGCGGCTTCTACGAAGGCGACGGCCGCGATGCACGCGACCCGATGAGCACCATCACCGCCACTGGCAGCCAGCAGCAGCTCGCTACCGCGCACGTGGTGACGCTGCGCAATAACACCCACGGGCAGGCAGCAGACGAGCCGCTGGGCACCGTGTGCGCCAGCACCGTGCACCACGGGACGATCGAATGCACGCTGAGCGCCGAGCAACAGGCCGGTGCGCTGCAGGTCGCCGCGTTCCTTGTGAAGTACTACGGCACCGGCATCGGCGTGGATCTGCGCGAGCCGCTGGATACCGCGACGACGCGCGATCGCATGGCACTGGTCACGGTGGTGATCCAAGGCACGCCGTACGTCATCGTCGATATCGGCCTGCGCATGCTCAAGCCGCACGAGCTGTTCCGCGCGCAGGGATTCCCCATCGGCTACCGGATCACGCACACCGCTGACGGCCGCGCCATTAGCACCAGCGCCGCCGTGCGCATGTGCGGCAACAGCGTCAGCCCGCCGCCGCTGGTCGCGCTGGCGCGGGCAAACCTCGACACGAAGCCGCTGCCGCTGCAGGTCGCCGCATGAGCACCGAGCAGACACCGGAAGAGCGCGCAACCCTTGCCCGTGCCAAGAAGCCCCGCGCCCACCCGTGGCGCATCTGGCAAGGCAGCGCGAGTCAGGAGCGCGCTGTCTCTCGCCGCGCCGAAACCATCGTCCCCTACACCACCAGGTTGATCAAGAAGTGAAAACCTCTCATGGCTTGGAACAGGCCGCACCCGTTTATAGCAGCGGCCGGCCCTTCCAGTGTGTCGCCCTCTACCGATGGTTACTTAGACAGTGCGCCGGCGATGCTTGGTCCAGCCTTCTGAAGTCAAATTTTAATCTTGGGCTTCGTTCCCGCACCCCAGTTTGGCCCATTGGAGTCGGCGACTGCTTGATACGCGTCAACGAGGTCTTTGGCCGTGCACTTAAGGCTACCGGATCGGTAATTGTCGTCCGCAAGAGCGTTCAATATTTCGTCTGTCGTCTCTTTAGCCGCCAGCACCTGTTCGCTCGAAGCAACTGCATCTGCAACCGGCTCGAATTCAACTTGGGCCTCCCGGCTGGCCAGTCGGAAAAGCTCATTTTTCCCTTCGAGCGTAATCCCGAATTGCTGGTCATTATCGATGGTTTGCCAGGCAAGCCCTTCAGCGGCAAGGCTTTTCATGGCAATCGCGCCTGGATGAAGACCTTGTGCCAATTTTCCAAGACTTACCATGCGCGCGATTTCATCCGAGCTCAACCGCATGCTATCTCTCCAAGTGAGCGTGAGGTTCAAAGCTGGACCAATACCGAACGAAGCGCAAGTCGTAGATTGCGCCAACTCATAGGCGTACTGATTTGCGGGCTGGCTAATAGGTATCCACCTGCTCGCCGCTTTAGCGCGATCGCCCTCCTCGGCCGCGGCCTCGACGCCATCCTGCAGCACAAGCTCGCCGGCATGCTGCGGCAGATCACCGACGCCGCGTGCCTGCAGCGCTTCGAGTGCGCACGCCAGCTGCGCCGCGCCCAGCTCTCACCCGAAGCCCGCGAGATCGACCAGCTGCGCGAGCAGTTCGGCCGCAACTACCAGGCCGCCTGGCGTGACGGCCAGCGCCCAGACCTCACCCAGATGCCGCAGCGCTTCGCGGCGATCGACAAGGAACACAACCATGCGTGACCTGACACAGGCCGAGTTGCACGTGCTGCGCCACTCGCTGGGCACCGGCGAGTACGGACGCAAACCCAGCCATCGTAACCACTTCGTGACCGGCGCGGGCAGCACCGACCATCCGACGTGCATGCAGCTTGTTAGCTTGGGACTCATGCAGCGCCGCAGCGGCAATGCGCTGTCTGGCGGCGATGACATCTTCACCGTTACGCAAGCCGGCCGCGCCGCCGAAACTGCGCAGGTTGAGCCGACACCGAAGCTGTCACCTGGGGAGCGCAGATATCGCGCATTCCTGGACGCGGATTCGAGAATGGATTTCGGGCAGTGGCTGAAGAGCCGAGGCCAGTGCCATGCGTGAGCGCCCCATCCTGTCCAAAGAAGCGGCGGCTCGAGGGCATGCACTCCCGGCAGGCCTGCCCTACGCAGAGACCCGCGCTATTGCCCTAATTGGCAGAGTCTGCTTGCGGACCTTGCTCACCCATAGAGATAGCCTCGCGAGCAAGCGCTTTAGCAGCTTCAACTGCCTCGCGCGGGTCATCGTATTTTTCAGCGCTCCAGTTCCAATCGCCATCGTTAAGTCGATAGCCAGCCTTGTAGCCACCTTGCGTGCGTACGGCAGATTTCGCTTCGTAGCGAACGTGATTGAAAACGCCATCGTACTTCCCGCCCAACGTAACCATCTTCATGCCAGCAATTCCCTGTGGATTGAATGCATAAGAGCACGCACTTTCACCTTCCGGCAACTTATTGCTCGAGGTGTTGCGTGACCTGGGCTATCGGTTACTCCGACAAGTGGAAGCGGGACGTCGGCTACGGCGTGCCGGCGACGTGCGACCACCCTGGCTGCGCTGCAGAGATAGACCGCGGCCTGGGCCACATCTGCGGCGGTGAGCCAGATGGCGGCACGCACGGATGCGGCCTCTTCTTCTGCGCAGAACACAGACAGTTCGCCGCCAGTCGCCGCGGCAATGCCAAGCTCTGCATCGCCTGCCTGTACATGCACCGCGATCCCTTCCAGCCCACGCCTGACGTTGACGACTGGGTCCGCTGCAAGCTCACCGATCCCAGCTGGGCGACCTGGCGCGCCGAGCACGCCGACGAAGTCACGCAGATGTGCGAGCGCATCGACACCGAGGCGCGGCGTGACGTGCCCTGCCCGGTGTGCAATGCCAATCACGCGGAGAAGGCAGATGGTTGAAGCCGAATCCACCGAGGTGATGACGCTCCCGCAGGCCGCCGATTATCTGAAGCTACACCCAGTCACCCTGCGCGGAATGATGAAGACCCGCAAGCATCCACCTGGCCGCAAACTCGGCGGCCGATGGAGATTCCATAAGGCGGCACTCGACGCCTACCTATCCGGTGAACCATGGCAAGAAGCCCCTACACCCTCGTCCCACGCGGCAAGAAAAACACCTGGTACGTCCGCTACACCGACCCAAGCGGACAGCGCGTATTTCGAAGCACTGGGACTGCCGACCGGACGCTCGCAACCGAGTGGGCGTCAAAGCTCCACGCGGAAACGTACCGCACGAGCCGCCTAGGCGAGAAACCACAGCGCCGCTGGGTCGAAGCCGTGCCACGCTGGCTGGCCGACAAGCAGGCCAAGCGCAGCCTCGGTAAGGACCTGCATAACCTGCGGTGGTTGGATGCACATCTGCGGGAGAAAACGCTGGGTGAGATTGACTCGGATCTCCTTGCGGAGCTGCTGGTCCTCCGCATGGCCGAGCCGCGCGTCAAGCGCGCTGGCCGTAAGGACGAGCGCACGACCTCCCGCTGCACCGCTGAGAAGATGCTTGCATTGGTCCGCTCGATCCTGCGCGCGGCGCACAGCTGGGGGTGGCTCGACCATGTCCCTGCGATGCGCCTGCAAGAGAACGGCAAGGCAAAAGAGGACTACCGCTGGCTCACCGTGCGGGAGGCTGAGCGGCTGCACGCCGAGTTAGCCGAGCACCTGCGTGCGCCCTACCTCTTTGCGCTGGCCACCGGCTGGCGCGAGCAGAATGTGCTGCGCCTGGAGTGGAGCCGGATCGATCTGCGCCGCAAGGTCGCATGGGTGACCGGCACCCAGGTCAAGGCGAAGCGCGCGATCGGCTCGCCGCTCAACGACCAGGCCATGGCCGTGCTGGCCACACAGAAGGGCAAGCACCCACGCTGGGTGTTTCCGAATGACGAAGGCGAGCCCTACGACCGTGGCAATAACCACGGCTTCAAGGCCGCCCAGCGGCGCGCACGCATCGCGCCACTGCGTTGGCACGATCTGCGGCACACCTGGGCGAGCTGGCACGTCATGGCCGGCACGTCGCTGCGCTCACTCATGGAGCTGGGTGGCTGGCGCTCGTACCAATCCGTCTTGCGCTACGCTCACTTGTCGCCGGAACACTTGGCGATCGACGCAGCACGTTTACCGACTTTGGCAACTGGTGCAAAATCGGATCAAATCAACTGGAAGGCTGTTGGATCAGCAGCGGTTAGAAGGGGCGAAATGCCCGCGCTGCAACGCTTGGAAATGGTGGCCGAGGACGGAATCGAACCGCCGACACGGGGATTTTCAATCCCCTGCTCTACCAACTGA